TACATCTAATTTTCCTTTTGACCCCACAAGAGGTGGACAATCTGAAGTCAGAGTTGTAACCATAAAAGAAAATTTATCAAATGAAGAAGCTAAAATATTTGATGAAAAAATTCAAGAGTTAAAAGATAAAGGCATACTAACAAGTCATGCTGTTCCTTATAAGGCAAACTTTCCCCAGACAAATGTTAGTTTGAAAGCAACTGCAGCAAGGGATATGACAGATTATTCATCTAGCGCTGATTTTAATTTTAAAAGTTTAAATGGACAAACTATTTTACCCTGTGCATCACTTATAGAATTATTGCTAACACTAGACTCAAAAATAAGAATTAGAGGAGACTTCTCTCTAGACAGAGGCGCTTTGATAGCTGGAGGAAACGCAATAGAAGAAGGTGCAACTCTTAATGATCACAGTACTGGTAGGGGTATAGATATCGGCTACATAGGGCCAAGTGATACAGAAGAGTATGATACTTGGAAGAAAAATCTTGATGTAAATAGAAAAGCTTTTACTCTATTGTTAGATACATTAAATGCAATAGAAAACTCTTTACTTCCTGACCTGGTAGTCTTTGATGACAGGTTAGCCGATGAATTTGGTATGGTAACTGGTGCTTTTGAAATTGATAATAAAGAAGTCAATCTTAACGGAATATTACAAAAAAGATATCCTAATCTAAGAAAGATAAATTTTCATCCAGATTCAGGGCATCAAAATCACTTTCACATTGCATTCTCCCCTCAAAGAGCTGGAACATATCAGGATTATACAGAAACATCAAGTGGTTCCGGCGAATCTTCTGGCGATTTTGAGGGAGTGGCTGGAGGTGGAACTGGTGAGCAAGCAGAACTGTTTAAGAATTTTATGAATTCAAATGAAAAAATTAAAAACACCAATGCTCTTTATAAAGCTCTAATAGACTATGGTGGTTTTAGGCCAGAAAGCGCTGCAATATTTATGATGATAGCAGAAAGGGAATCTAGAATTGGCGTATCATCATTTAATGGCAATCTTAATACTGGAGACTATTCAATTGGGTTATGGCAAACAAACTTTTTGCGGAGTTCCAGCTTTCTTAACAAGGATTATAGATTTACCAGTGCCAACGCAAGGTGGTTTAATTAAGAAAAAATACAAAGGATATCAACTTTTGTTTAAAGACTATAAAAAACTTGGAATAAACAATCAAGAAACAGCTCTTGCAAAAATTAGAGAAGTTGGAACAAAAGGAAAGCCTTTAGCAGATGCAAATTTGTGGACTGCTGTTGGTCAAATAGCCATATTAAAGATGCAAGTACAGTCTTATCTAGATGATCCAGGGTTAAACAAAAGAGGTTGGTATTATACCCCTTGGGGGGAATATTCTGGAGCTAATCAATATGGATGGATTAGACATTTAAAGTTTAAAACAGCAGTAGAATTTTATGTAAAAAACAATCCAGGCAAAACTGAAGAAGATTTAATAAAACACTGTCAACCATTTATTCACAACATGATAAATCAAGATGGTAAAGCTGTATATGCTAGGTGGTTGGCAGGAGAGGTTTTTGGCAACTAATGATATATCCAAAATTTGACCAAAAAATTAATGATCAAATTCAGTCTTCACGCATGCAGCAATCAAAGACTAGAATGGCCACTGTTGCATCATACGACAGAACTAAGAATACATTAACATTAATAATGGAGTCTCATTATTCTGATACAATTGGAAACATAGTTGGAGATGTACCATGTCCATCTATATATCGGAGTCCAGTTTGTGGCACCAGAACCGGGCGATAGATGTATAGTTGGATTTAGAGATGAAAACGAAAGGTCTCCTTACATTATCAACTTTATTAACGATTTTTCAAATGAAAGAAATGTTAATATGGGCATAGCTAATACTGGCATACCAAGGTATATGATTTAAAATGGTTAATAGAAAAACTTTAAGAAATGATGAAACTCAAAATAGAGACAACTTTAATGAGTCTGAGGAGTTAAGAAAAAGAAATTCATTCTCAAGAAGGGAAGTCGGATTAACACACCCCGATACCAGCGCTTTTGTAAGGTTAAATGACAGAGGTGAAGTTGAGATATTTGCAGGAGAAGAGCTTGGCATAATAATTAGCCCTTCGTCTAGGTCTATATCAATTTTTGCAGATGTAGTTAAAATAGTTACCAAAGAAGATTACGGCTTGAGGTGGAATAATATGAGTTTTAATTATTCTGGAGATGAGTTTAATGAGCCTTCTTTAGTTAAAACTAGTGAAAAAGAGATAAATTCAGGCTTTAATTATGCTGGATATTACCTGGAATCTTTGGATGATTTTGAGGTTTTGGATAAAGAAACTAATGCCATTACTATTAGTGGAGAGTTTGCTTTTTCAAATAATCCGATGGATCCAGAGTCTTTATCTACAGCTGTAATTTCTGGAAAAATATCAGAAGAAGACTACGCCCTTCTAAAAGAGTACGGTTTAACTAACTCTCAGGAAAAAGTTGATTATATGAAAAAGCTGTTAGAATCTGGATTTAGCTTTAATCAAGCCAGGGAAAAAACAATGAGGGATAAGGGTGTCTGATTTATTTTTGACATTAGACGGCGATCTTATGATCACTGGCAATAAAGATATAGCTAAGGTTAACACGCCAATGCAAAATGACATTCAACAGGTCTATATAAGGCTGATGACTGAGCCAGGTGACTTTCATGCTTATCCAAGACTTGGCCTAGATCTCTCTATGCTTTACGGCATGCCTCAAACCAAGTCCACTGGAGAAACTGGAAAAAGATTAATTATCGCAGCCCTTGAAAGAGAGGGAGTTTTTAAGGGTAAAAATATTTCCGTAGAAGCAGTGCCCACCGGTGCTGATACTATAAGATTTGATATCCATGTTCAATCAGGTTCTTCAAATCCAATTACTTTAAGCATAAAACAGAGCCTAGGAGCATAAATGCCTACAATAAATACTAAGACAAAAGAAGAAATAATAGTTAGAATTTTAAATTCACTAGAGCAGAATGCCAATATAACTGCCACCTCTCCTGGTTCTGTGGCTAGAGCTTTTGCCGATGCTTTTGGTACAGAAATGTTTTATTTATATGAGTCTTTTAAAGAAGCTGTTAGTCAGACTAGTCTATCTACAGCTTCAGGTAGAGGTCTTGATTTAATTGGCGAAATGTATAATGTAAAAAGAAAAACATTATCAGACCAATTAGTCTACGAAAGAAGCACTGCAAATATAGAGTTTATTTTAGATAAACCTTATATTTCAGATATCATAATTCCTAAAGATACATTAGTTTATAATGATGTTGGATCTTATAATTCCACTCAATATTCATACAAGGTTGTAAATAATATAACGATACTAGCTGGTGTTACAAAAGCTTATGGTATGGTAAATCCAAACTTTCAATCAAATGACCATGTTGCATCTGTTGGTTCTTTAACTAGACATAACTTCATTACACCACCAGGGGTAATAATCTTTTGTTCAAATCCCAAAGAAATATATCCAGTTATTAATGCGGAGTCTGATGATAACTATAAAAGAAGAATTCTTTCTGCCGTTAAGGTAAGCGCTACTGGAACGGTAGAAGCTTTAAGATTTTCTGCATTAGCCGTAAATGGGGTTAGGGATATTAGAATTAGAGAAGCTTCTTATGGTTTAGGTTCTTGTGAAATAATTGTAGTACCCGAAGTTCCTGGTAGAATTGGCAACATACCTAATCTAGTCAGCGCAGCCGTAACACAGGTTAGACCATTGGGCATAAGAATGAATGTATCTGTAGCAAATGCTATTCCCGTAAGCGTACAGGCTACAATCACGTTACCATACGGTACAGCTCAAAATCTAAGAACAGGAATACAAAATCAAGCTTCTATATTTGTAAAAAGATATTTAAACTCCCTAACTATAGGAGATACAATGTCAATACAGGAAATAGAAAGACAGATAAGAATATCTTCTGATCTCATTAGAAGCATTAACATAACGACCATTAGCGCTGACGGAACGCCAATAAATAGAAAAGATTTTAGACCACAAACAGAAAGAGATTACATAGTTTCTGGTGATATTTCTATAAACTCTGTTATAATTGGTGTGTCTAACTACTAAAGGTTGGTTTTATAAATGAGTGAAAAGTATTTCCTGCTGACGACTAAGCATATCGTCAAGGCTCCCAACATGACTCAGGCCAAATTGGCAATAGAAGGAGAGTCTGATTTCATTGGAGAGGTCCTGAAGCAAAATTTAGATGTAAATGAAGTTTCTGACTCAGAAGCAAATAAGTATGTAGGTTTTTCCGAATTAAGTAAAGCTGAATTAAAACTTGATTCAAAACCTTCATTTGACGAAGAAGAAGATGATTCATATTCTTTTGATAATAAATTTGATTGGATTAGATCAGAAAATAGAAGATTAGCAAAAGCTGTTGATCGATATAAAAATGTAAAAGACGAAGCTATTAGTGCCGTTTACCAAGCAGCATATGAGGCATTTACTTCATTTGAAATGGCTCCAGTAAAGATAAATAATATTAAGTCGTCAAAAACTGGTTCTCCAGAAACAGCAGTTGCAGTATTTGGAGACTGGCAGTTAGGTAAAGTTACCCCTAATTACAATAGCGATGTTCTTGCTCGTAGAATAGAAACATATACAGAAAAGCTTTTGGAGATTACTCAGATACAGCGCGCTGATCATCCGGTTGACACTCTTCATGTATGGCTTCTTGGTGACATAGTTGAAGGCGAAGAGATCTTTCCAGGACAAAGTCACCTAATTGATTCGGGTCTATATAGGCAGGTTGGCGTTAATGGTCCAGAGATTTTAGGTAACTTTTTAAGAACTGCTTTAGAGAACTTTAAGCACGTTCACGTTACTGGCGTAATAGGTAACCATGGTGCCGTGGGCGGTAGAGCAAGAAAGCAGTACGATCCAGAAACAAATATGGATAGACTTCTGTATAAGATTGTTCAGCTGGTGTTCAAAAATGAACCAAGAATTACTTTTAATATTCCAGACGGTAAGGGTGAAAGAAACTTTTACGCCGTAGACAATATTGGAAATTATAGCTCACTTCTTATTCATGGCGATCAAATGCCTGCACCAACCTCTTACTACGGTTACTATAAAAAGGTAATGGGGTGGAAAGATGGCGCTATTCCAGAGCATTTTGATGACGTATTTATGGGTCACTACCATCAGCAGTTTAAGATGACAATCGGTAGTGGCCTTTTAAGAATCTCTGGTTCGCCAGAAAGCCAAAATACCTATGCTCAAGAATATTTCTCTTCCATGAGTAGACCTTGTCAGCACTTAATGTTTGTTCACCCAGAAAATGGTGTCACTTCAGAATACTCCATCTGGTTAGACTAATACGGGAAGGCATCTGTAGATGAAGCAATTTATAATAGCTTTAAAAAGCTCTGACTTTATTAAGTCTGGAAAAGCTTGGACTACAGATGCTATAGACCTTTACCACAATAAATGGTACACGAACTATTCTGTATCAAAATCAAGGTATGGTTTAAACGAATTAGACGATAGAACATTTGTTGGAACTGAAGTATTATCAAACGCAACGCCATCAATTGTTGTTGAAGGTAGTACTCCAGTTTCCATCACTAACTATGGCGAAATATTTAGAGATACCAACGTCATAACATATAACATATTTGAATACGATGAAATTTCTGAACAGTATTTCATATTTAATCTTATTGAAGATGCTTCGCCATTCTACATTTTAGATCCAACTTCTGTAAACTTAGATTTATATAGGTTTGTTGACACTTCATCTAGAACTGATATCTTAAGCTACAAACGGAGCTTTTACCAATGTCAACACCCTTGATTCTCCAACCTATACTGTAACAGTTTATGAAGCCGATTCCGTAGATGGACCATGGCTAAAGTCATCTATATCTTCTGATGTAGGTACACTATTTATAACTAATTCCAAAAGATATGTAAAGTTTGATTTAGACATAGTATCTGAGTTAGAACCTCAAGATGTAGAAACTTATGGGTTTGTTCTTCTTGTAGAAGTGGCCATAGCAAACCCAATACCTTCAGTTCTCAGTAGAACCGCTAAAAAAATATTAAGTAGGTTTCCGTCCTGGGCAAAAATGTTTGAGGATGCTGTTGACGATGCAACCCCCAGCCTACAGGCACCAGTTACAAACGCTGGATCTTTTATAAACTCTTTGGTAGCGGACTTCCCAGAGAACTTTGAAAAACAAGTAAATCAATTTGAGTTGGATAGATTTATCACAACAGCTGATGAAAACCAACTGTCTTGGATGTATACAACTTCTGATGTTCCAGCGTCACACCTTTCTATAAAAGGCGATGCAGTAACTCTATCAAGAGTAGATACACTAAATGATTTTTATGAATCAGTAGAAAATGATTACTGCTATTACTACGCAGCTTCAGACAGAAGGCTGTTCACTAAAAAGCTTTTTAAAACACTGATTATTGACACAAATGTATTTGAACAAGAGCCACTATTAAAGTGGAACTGGTTTGATGAATTTGGTGCTAGAGTCGGACTGAATAGACTCTACCTTGAACAAAACTCAAACTTTAAAAAAAGAATACTAGATACATACAAAAATTTACCAGGACCCTCTATAGAGGCTGTAAAGAAAACTTTAAGAAGAGAACTGGATATCTGGAGTGCATATGGAGCAACTCCTGATTCCAATTACCTTGGAGCAACTCCTGAGATACTTGAGATTGCTGATATTGAATCAACAACTCCTTACTTTGATTTTTCTGGAAAACCAAACAAAGAATTCAGAGACTTTGTAAGATCATTGAATGAAAAATATCCTTTAAACTGGGGATACGTTAAATGGGGCGAAGGTTATTGGGACTACGCTGGGAGAGATCAGAGTGGCATTGGAAGAATACCAGCAGTATATGATGACGCTACGCCACTTGGTAAATACTATCAGCCAGGAATTGGTGATGTATCAGACGCTAATTTAATAGTTCAAGAACCATCAGAATCTATTGTAGATTTTAATGAAAAGTTTAAAGCTTATGGATCTCGTTACCTAGGGAAAGTAGATGACTACGCACCTGTATTGGTTGAGTACGAATACTACGGAAGTTATACCCAAGATTATTATGAAAATAGTCCAGCAACTGTTAACTTTAGGTACTTGCTAGAGATGCCAGTACACGGGTCTTACACAACGGCAAAAACTTTTTATGTAGATGTTACGCATAATCCAACAAATTCATACGGTCCAGATCATCCAGCAAGTCCCGAGTATGAAACAATTCCAATCTTTGACCAAGATGGCTACGCATATCCTAAATATGTTTTTAAAGACATCAGTACGAATACAGAATATCTTGATACTTCGGTGACACCACCAAATTCAAGAATTAATTACTACTTTGCCAACAAAGCATCTGCTACGCCCAATGCAGGTTCAAGTAACTTTAATATATCTTTTACTGGAGCAACACCTTATTCTTCAACAATTGGATCTCCAGTAAGTCTCTTGAATGCTAGATTTATTAATGGTGGAGCAAATATAAAAGTATCCTCAAATCAATACTCTAAAAAGAGGGCAACTTTTGAGACTACGCCAAGGTTAAATGGATATTTCTTATTAAATAGTCAAAACGAGATATCATATACAAATGATGTTGTTTTAGATAAAGATTTTATAGACAAGATATTGATCTTTCCGCCTGGTTCAACACCAATTTATTTTCACATAGATAACTTAAAGCCTTCTGGATACGAAGAGGTCAAAGATGTTTACATAAGCCCTACATATGATGGTTATGGTGGAATTTCTGTTGATGGCAATGAAATTAAATTAGTTCCAGCATCTCCAAATATATTTGCTCAGTATATTAATCCCAACTTTGCAACTCCAACTGATCACTCTGACTATGTCAGTAACGATGGCGCAACTTACAACTATTACTTTAGACAGTTAAAATATCCATATGGATCTACTCCAGATGCAATTAACTTTAAAACCTCAAATTCATCTACTCCTATATATCCGTTTAAGAGAGATTCTTGGGAAAGTTTTACCGCCGAATCAACACCAATGATAAATGGTTCAATGAACAAAAAAGGAATCATTAGAACTAATGCAGAAAACTTTGATGACAATTTTAGTCTCAATTCTGATTTTGTTGGAACATATGAATTAACATACGATAGCTTTGGCATAGATTGGCAAAATCATTACATAGAAAAAATTGAAGTAGTGAACTCTACGGATGGAGTATTCTTAACCCCATCTCAACAGTTTGTCACTTTGGCTGGCCAAGATCCAGAATTCATTAACTCTTCAATCATTGAATATGAAGAGGGTGCACTCTCACCCGTTGATGTAACCGCTGAATTTGAAGGCATATACAGCTCTTATTTAAACGTTGGTTGGTACCATCAAAATGGAGAAGACTATTATATATACTCTTATCCAGTTACAGAAACTTTTGCTACTCCTGGTTTTTATTTAAACCTAAGTCACACTGCAAGACAGGGTGCGCCAATTATAGTAGAAAGAAACTCTGCTACCCCTGCGGTATTAAGAGAGGTAGCGTTCTATGATGAGGCTTCTCCAACATATGTGTCTTTAATAAATTCTGAAACTGTAATTGGAAATAAATCAAATAGTTTATATTTGGGCTATGAAAATGTTTACGACATACAAGTAACGGATTCTGTAACTGGATATGTTCTCATGGACGGCGGCAGTGCTACAGCAAATGCTATTCAGGTATTCAGCCCATCAACGCCTTCCGTATATGGAAGAGAATATTATGTTTCTTATAAGGTTAAAGATTCTTTTGTGGTTGATAATGATTATTACGACTCAAATCAGTCTAGTTATGTTACCGCTATAAGGTTTGATTCTACTCCGTCTTCATTCTATGAGTATGATATAACATATGAAAACTCTATTGTATCTCATGCCACTCCAATAGCCCTTAACGTTAACCCAATGGAACTTTGGGATCAAGAGGGGTTTGTATACTTAAGTCATCAAGATTATGATTTTTTTGACGCAGAAATAAAATTAAATCCAGCAAATATAATTGCAGATAATGATGATTTCATGGTGGTTACCATAAAGTCTTTGGATGAAAATGGAAACTCAAAACCATATCAAACATTTACCATAACTGGAGATCATCTACAGGCAGAAGAATCCCATTATCATACCGATATAAATGGCTTTGTTAGTGCGAGAGTATATTTCTACGGAAGTACTTTAATAAACGATACCTATGGAGCTGTAACCGTTCAGGGTGTAACCAATGGATCTGTAAATGCCCATGAAAATTCTCAGACTCAAGGATTTTCTAAGTCTATTGCATTTGAAATTTCAAAAGAATATCAGTCAGAGTATTCGCTCAAGGCTATATCTGAAAACTCTGTAATTCCAGCTGACGGAGTATCAAACAACTATATTAAGGGATTCTTAAAGAGAATCAGTACTCCACAGGCTAATAAAGTTATTTATTGGAGAAAAGGAAGAACGCTGCAGGACATCTTTGATGCCACGCCATATTACTCATATGTACTCTCCGATCAGTATGGAAACTTTGAAATAGGACCTTTTGTATCTGCGGAGAAGAATAACCCAGGAATGTGGTTAGTTGCGGTAGAGTCAGAAGGTGCTGCTACAGTAAATATTAACCCAGTGACTGTAGCTGGGGATATAGTATTCTGGAATGAAAAATATGACAATTTAAATTATGCCTACGGAGATTCGGTATTTTACAGTCCTGATTTACTATATATAAATAGAACGGATATGTATTCAACTCCTTCGTTTACAGTTCAATACTTTGACGGAAATTATGCAACTCCGTATTCAGCGACTCCAGACTGGCTGCCTCCAAAGTGGTACCCAGTCAATAGATATGATCAGTACATGATGGGGCTGCTAGGTTCTACGCCAATGCATGTAAGCGGCTATCAGAACTTAATGAAAGATTATGAGGAAGAGTAAATGAAGAGTTTTGTTGACAAGACAGAATCATCAAAAGAACCAGCAGTAAAGACTGGTAACTTCATACCAAAAGACTCAATTAACCTTCGGTTGGTTTTCTTCCAAAGAGATAAGTCCAGAAAACAACCTTGCTCTTGTTGACCTTTCTTCAACTATTCAAGAAAATGTAAATGAAGACTCATCTTTTAATAAGCTCATGTTTGCGAACGAACTCGGAATGCTGGAAGACGAAAACGGAAATCCATATATTCCCTCTGATGATGTCCTAATTAGTGATATATTTTTAAATGAAGAAGTAGTTCTTCAAAATTATGAGCAAAATGAATTAGCCCAAAAGCCGTATGCAATGAACTACTATGTAAGTAATCACTTTACATTACTTAGAACTGGAATGCATTTATCTAGCGGCCTAAATCATTACGTTGAAGATAGATTTATCCCAAACAACATTAAAGTTGTTGACAAAAATGGTAATCTTTATTCTGATCTTGAAACTGGTAGATTAAAGTATAGAATTTCTTTTGAATCTTTTGTTACTGATGAGAATATTATATCCAATGAAATACCTCATAAGATAATTATCTTTATCGAAGATGCCTATCCAGAAAATTTAACTTTAGTATATGACAAAGTTGAGGTAGCCCAAAATGGTTCTTGGTCTAAACAAATTCTAAAATATTCCGAATCTATAAATCCAGTTCCTTTATTTAAAAAAATTCAAGAAGAAGCTGAAGTTGTAGATCCTTCTAATCTTTTTGATAAAACTTATTCTATTAAAAGAAATACAAAAACAAAGTCAATTAACAATCATGTTATGGGTTCTGAAGACAGCGTTGTATACGTTAATAAAAAAGCAATTGATGATAATAGAATATTTGAAGTCTACAACTGGAGGGTTGTTGCAAAGGTTCAGAACTCAGTAGACTTTTCTGATATAAATTATGGCAGAGATTTTACCACTCAGAATGTCCAAACAAAAACAGTAAAAGTTGGCGTCCTATATTCTGATTCTGTAACAAGAGATCTTAGTAATATAAACCCTTATGTCTTTTTAAATCTTCAAAACTCAGTTTTTAATTTGGCAAATTTTGTTTTTGAAAATCCTAATTCAACATTAACAAATAAAAGCCTTGCCAACTATTGGCTTGTAGATATAGATTCTGTAACAGATGAGCAAATCAGAAACTATGATATTCTTGCATGCTCGCTACACTGGTCTCTAACAGATAGTCACGCCGCAAAGATTAATTCTTTTCTAACTAATGCGGGAACATTTATAGTAGACACAATAGGTGCTCCCACTAATGCTCTTTTGAAGCTAAATCCAGCCCTAACTATAGCCGGAGCTGACATTAACACCACTCCAACTTCCGCTCCGAGCACATACGCAACAAGCAATCTCTTATTAGACGCTCAAAAAAATAATGCATTCTCTATAACAACGTCAGAGTTTGCTACAGACTGTGGTATTTATGGCTTTAGCAAGGGGGCAAACAATGCTCACAAAAAATATAATTACTTCACAAATGCTGGACTAGAATCTTTATTAGAGAGAAGTTCTCAAAAATTTTTTGTTCTACTTAGAACTGTTAATAGAACTGACAGGTTAATGGCGAGCAATATAGTTGCGTCAACTACTGGTTTTTTAAAGTATTGCAATGATTTATACTCAGCTAATACCGCTATATCAACTCCAAACAATGGAGAATCTTCTATATCAGTGTCTACTAGTTCTTCATTTTCTAACTTTGTAGAGGGTCCATATAAATTCTTGTACAACTGCATTTCAGTAGGCATAAACGACAAGATTGAATCAACTAGATATAGATTTGATCTAAGGTCTAGCGTACATTATTACAGTGGTCAATGGTATAGTGATTGGATAATTGATCCTAATGCATTGTTTGAAGACGAATTAATTTCATATTATAAAAATGGAATAGTTTCAGGCGAAAGAAAGTATGTGAGAGAAACAATAGCTTCTCCAAAAGATCTTTATAGGGCAGAAATATCTTCAGCAATTTCTAATTTGTCTAATGTCTTTTTGGATCAAAACGACGCTAACATTACTCTTTATATAGAATATACGAATCCTAATGTTTTATGGACAAATACAGCATCAGTATCAGATTCTGAAAAGAGGGAAGTTTCATCTTCTTATAACTTAGTTAAAATTACAGATAAGAGTGTAGCTTGTGAAACTCACACAAATAAAGTGTCTCCAAAGTTTACTATTCCAGGTGGATTCGGACCATATGTTGTCAAAAGTAAATTAATTCCCTCTAAGAGGAGCCAACTAAAAGTTGCTCCAGTTGTTCCAGTTAGAAACTATTCTGTAAACCTTGCATCAACACAATCTATTACATCTGGATCTGACACCCCGGTTAATTTTGATGCAACGCTAAACATAACTGCAACAGCAAAATTTAATCAGAATCATACTTTTAAAAGAGGTGGCGGTAGAAGAGAAATTGAGCCTGCAGTACCCGGTTCTGAACGCAGAATTGAACCTGGCGATACCAAATATTTTAAGGTAAAATCAATTGAAACGTCTCAAACTGGTGACTATTCTTTAATAGATCCTAAACTAACTAAAATATCTAGCTTCTATAATGCATTCAACTATACATATGATATAGATAAGGGTAATACATGGGATGAATATTTTGCGGGTAAGGGAACTTCAACATATATTAAGTACATACAGCTAACCCTAACAGCTGCTGGAAACAACTTTGCTACATCAGTAGATGGAGTTTTTGGAGTAAATACTACAACTAAGTTAAAAGCATTCCAAAAAGACAGAGGCCTTAAAGATGATGGAATAGTTGATTCTCAAACCAAAATGTGGCTGGCAAGGGTTTGGGCCAATATGGGTCAGGAAACATTTGATAGTTATGTTAGAAGAATAAACTCAAACACTTATAAAGATAAAAACATAGACAAATATCTAAGAGGCGCAAGAAAAAGCAAAAGCGCAAAACTTGCAATGCAAGCAGGAGAGGGCTTTAGGCTAATTAATTTTAGCGGTATCTCAGACGCACAAAGAGATCCAGATGCAATAAGGTTGTGGGTTGGTTTTGTTTTACCAAACGACGCTGAAATTTATGATTTTCAATCTATTATTATATCTGGTGCAGATTTTGGAACAGAAGTAGGATCACCATCTTATAATGGATTTAAAGTTGTTGACTTAATAATTTCTAACTCATATCAGTTTACAGAAAATCAAAGATCTGGAACAATAGCTTCTTATACAAAAGGAGTTACACAGATCAATAATGACGGAAGGATGACTGGTGGGAAATACGTGTCATTGCTTTTGCAGGGTTCTAAGTTAGGAGGAGCCTTTGGTTCTACAGCTGAAGGTTTAGCAATTGAAGGAATTCAATGTAAGTATAGGGTGAAAAGAGACATAGCAGCAGTTCCCCCAAAGGATGCAGTATATGAGGATATTCCATTTACTGACGATCCACAGTCAAGAGAGGTAACAGGAACAGTTTCTATATCGGTTCCTGTTAATGCAGTTTCATTTGCTCAACAAAATATAGTTGTTGATTCAAACCTCCTAAGAAATGCTACACTAAATTCAATATCACTTTATAAAATAGATGGCGATCAATATAGTACAGATTTATTAAATTACAATAATTTAACTGCATCTTTAAATCAAGCAGAATATAAACCTGAGTTAAATAGGATAGAAAAAGTAAATTTAACAACTATTCTTAATGGGACTATTACCCTACAGACAGCAACAGTATCTGCTGTAAAGCAAGCTGGCACCAATATTTCGTATCAGTCATCTAATATTGACCTTACAACCAGCGGAAATACAGTGTACTTAAAGAGTAACTTATCATCATACGATTCTTCAACAACGGTAGTAAGAAGTCAAAGTATTACTGGGTATAGCGTAAGAAATGCGGAAAGCGCTACTGTAAGACCTGGAAAAAATTCTTTTAACTATTACGATGGGGTTACTCTTATTTGCAAGCCTGATGGTTCTCCATATGGAATAAACTTAGCTTCCGGTATAACATCTGCTAATTCAAACCTAGATGTTTATTACTCTAACATTGAATTAATGAATACATTGCCCGCTCAACAAGGGCTTCAGTATGGTTTTTACGATGCTAGAAATAAACAATTTATTGGCAAAAATATAACGTACACAAAATATCAAGAAATCGGCCCGCAAAATTTATACATAGGCATTTATGCTTATGACTATGACGGAGATCTAAGTACACAAAGGGAATATACTGGTTCTGCAAATGGGGATATGTATCAGCCAACGCAGGTTCCAAGTAGATCAGCCTATCCAGTATTTAGAGTTTCTTCAGTCCCTAGAAATAAAATTCAACTAAGTAAAACCTCTTTAAAACTAGATAAAACTGAACCATGGCCACTATCTATAACTTCTGGATCATTTGTCAAAGAAATATCACTACAGCTAGATAGGCCTAAGGATTGGTTAATTAAATATAACGGTCAAAAGCTAAGAGTTAAATACGATACATCCGACATTAACTCCGTAGGGTGGTCAAAAGTATTTGGCAGAGGATACTATGATGTTGTAGACGAGACTCCAGTTTACAACAATGCCCAGTCTATTACTGTGAGAAATGTTCCAATACATGTTGTTCATGAGAAATCGGATGATTTATTCCGTTTTGCTTCTGACTTTAGGCCAATTATAAAAGTGTATACGAGATCTAGTATTAATGCTACCTGGCAGCAGGTACCGTGGACTGAGTTCAGAAACGTAAATTGCAAAACGGGTTTGATAGAATTTAACTCTTCAATTATATCTTCTGACGAAAGGCTAACAAAAGTTAGCTATACAACAAAGTCTTCAGACGTTATGGTCAGAGGTTCGGGCGGAAATCCAATTCCATTGAACCCATTTTTAAACAAAGATACAGTAAAAGTAAATAAACCTCTTTACATTTATCTTAAGCCAACAGAAATATATAAATCCGCATCAACTCCAACAGATCAAATATCTATAAGTGTTATGAGAGATGTAATAGTTGAAGATTATATACCTGGTCCAATTGTTAATTTTACCTATAATAACAATATATTCAACAAATACGATGCTTCAGAATATGACCCCTTTGCTCTCTTGATAGGAATAGTTTATGTTATTAATACATTTTCTGATGAGAACTTTTCTTTCCAAGATCTTAGAACAAGGGGTGGCGGAATATCTGCAAGCTTTAGCACTAATAAAATACTGAACGATATTGAAGAATCTATTTCTTATTGGGACGTGTATCCAGCTCTTGGCGAAGCTTATCCTAAGGGCGGTTATGTTATTGTAAAAATTCCAAAACTTGTAAAGAAAAACTTTACAAATCCCAATGAAGTATATACAATTGTTAGAAACAATATTACAGCTGGTGTAGTGTTTGAGCTACAGGATATGGAAGGAAAGGATTGGAGCAGCAGTGTTACGACAACTTCCTGAGGTCTTAGAAACTTTTTCTTCCCAGAGTAGAAGAACCGTGAGTTCTCTTTTACAAAGTGTAAAAGGTGATAAGACTCAGATATCTACTTTAGTCCAAAACTTAAACAGTTTTGACGGCTCAATAAACTATAGTCCGGCTTTGGCATTAAGTTATTCAACTATGAATGTTGAATCAGTCCTAGAATTCTTTAGAGATTCTGGATTAAGAGTGTCTCAATTCTTTTCAGCGGCGTCTTCTATATCCAATATACTAAATTCAATGATGTCTATTTTTTCATCTGAAATAAATAAGCTAGAAAAAGATATATTGTTTTTAGAAAATTTTATAGACAACTATCAATTTATAGTTGGTGAAGATGATCTTTTCAACTTCAATTATATTGAAAACTTTGATAGTAATATAAACTCATTTGCCAATGAAAGTACCAACATAGGGTTGTTTGATAGAGATGGTATTAACTTTCAAGAAAATGGAAACTATAAAATAGATACAGTTTTAAGTAAAATGACAATATCAAATGGAGCTAGTTTCGTAAACACAATTAGTAACATTAAAGAAATAGTTGAATATAATAATTATTCAGAATACTTAACTAATAATACCGGATTTGATCTATTGTTTAATGACAGTAAAGCTGACAACTGGTCTGTCACTGTTAAGGCTCCATATTTATTAACTTCATCTGTCCATGAAGTTTCAAGGTACGTTACATATGATACCTCCTACATTAAGGGGGCGCAATCTTCAAATCTAATTTCCTTTGCTACACCTGTAGAAATGGACTTTATAAGAATTACACCGAATGATTCAAGCGGTTTACAGCTTTTGCAGGTTGTTTTAGAGAAAACAAATCCAACCGTATCAATGGGTACAGTTTCTGTGCAGACTGAATATATTGATTTTCCAGTTCTTCATTCGCCACTTTCTTTAAATAAACCAGTAGATATTGTATTTGAAAAGTCTAGAGTTAAAAGTATATTATTTATTTTTAATCAATCAAAATATGTAAGAACAGAAAATACTCCAATTAAACAAGAAATGAACTCAAAGGCATTAAGGAATATCGTACAGGCAAAGAAAAAAAATAAAAAGCACAAATCACAAACGCTGCAAGATATAGTTTACTTTTACTTTAAAGGTTCTTCTAATGACTTTAATTTAAAGAAAGATCCAAATAAATACTCTGATTATTACTCAAATAAATACCCTGTTTCGCAAGAGTATAGTGACTTTGGTTTTATAGAAAAATTCTATGGTTATTCAGACAGCGAAATAAATGCTAAAATTTCAGATGTTATTGACGAAAAAAATTCAACAGCTATTGAAAACATAGTCCACAGTATCGTGCAGCACGTCGTTGATACTAGATCTAATCTATTTAACACAAATATATATCGTTCAACTAGGGCAAATGCAAATGACAATCTAATCTCAACTACAAGAACAGATGGTTTTATCCCAGTTAAAAACGATTATCAAAATTATTCGCTAGACTTTCAAAGGCAAGATCCACTTGCTCCAGGCCTATCAATAGACGACGTAACAAGATACCTTGAAAATAAAGAAGTATCAAATTCATATGAATATTCTTTTTCTCTAAATTCAATTCTATTTGGAGTTAATGAAAATCAAACTCAGAATAAAGCTTGTTTTATTTCTAAAAAAATAGAAATGGATGGCGCTCCTTTGGGGGTAAAAGCAATTGTTAATGTAGTAAAAGAAAGAAGAGATTTATCTTTTACTAGATATGATCTAAAAGAAGCTGGGTCTTACGAGTTGAGTGTTGCCTGGGCAGATGTTATTGATTCTGAGTCGTCTTGGACTCCATTAATGGCCGAAATAGATGGGAAAATAGATTCAGAAGTTTTATTCTTTGATAGGTTGAATATAGCACAACTTAGATTTGTGCCTAACGCTAGCTCTATCAAAATATATAAAAATGGATACTTAGAAAATCCAAACTATTGGTCATATTCAGAACTTGGCAATCGCATTACTTATACTATTCCAGTTGACTTAAAGGCAGCATATGTTGTAGAATATGAAGTAGACTTAATAAGTTATAAGCAGAATTTGGTAGATATAGATTCTTTATCAAATTCAAGCTTTGCAGTTAGGGCCTATACTTCAGCTGGTACACCTGGAGAAAAGTTTTCAGGAACAAGCTCTGGTAATAAGTTGTTTTTATCGCATGTTCCATATGTAGAAGATAAGTTTGCAACAGCTGTATATAACGAACTGTATGGTACTATTAACACTACAGAAAACGTTGGTTATTCTCCTGTTATTGTCACGTTAGATAACGGCGTAACTGCGGTTAACTTAACAAATTATACAAAGAATAGCTTTGAAAAAGGTTCTTTCTATAATACAGATCAGTGTTTGTTCTTTCAAAACGGCAAAGAACTTATATTTAATAAACCAATATCAAATCAAATTAGCGTTAAATATAGCTATATTCCTTCATCGTTAAGGTTTAGATTAATTATAAGAAATAATATTCCAGGCGTATACAACGGAATAGCTATTGATAACGTAGTGTTAAAATGCAAGGTAAAAAACCTTGATCCTTTCTCAGAAAAACTTTTAAGGTTAAGTTAAAATGACTCAGTTATCAACAAATACGGTTGTATATGACCAAATAATAGCCAAAGTTTCTAAATTTATAATTGACTATAGAGAAAATAAATTTCCTACAAATAAAAAGTTTCTTGAGGAATATCAAAACTTAATATCATTTTTAAATCAAAGGATTTCTGGACCACTGACCGAGTTTGACCCATACATCAAAGGTGAACCTCCGGTGTCTCAAAAATTTAATCAGTTCACTGCGAGCTATTCAGATGATATCAATATTATATCCAAACAGTTAGATTACATGTCGGCTAACATTGTTAATTCTTTTAATCTATTTAGTTCTGAAATTGAACAAGAAAATAGTTTTATGAATAGAATTAAAAGCAAGATAAAAGTTTTACAGATGTACTCAAGCGGGCCATCTAATGACTTGTATTATTTTGGAAACTCTTTTGATAGTTCTGATTATATAGACTTTTCCAAAATAAAAGACTCTACAGTAATGCCGTTGATAGAAAATGGTCAAATGATTTTGTCTATAGGCGAAGTTAAAAACTGGGTTACTAAATATGTTTATATAGAGCCAGAATCAAACGGCTATGCTGGAAGCAACCATGAGGCGATTAGATTAAAGGATACAGACTTAGACTATCAGTATGTATTTAAAGATACTCCAACTTTAAGAAATAAAGAAAATATAAGAGATAATAATCCAACTACATTTTTTGAATACGAACAAATTAATATAAAGAATAAGCCATCAGGATCTAAAGATTTTGAATTTAAATATATTAATTCTTCTACTGGTGAGTCAAATGTATCTTACGATGATTGGTCTTCGTTTAAGGGGCAGAAGCTTATTTTGTCCCTAGTGATGGAATCAGAGTATGCACAGCCTGCAAATTTTGTAAATATACTTCCTTATTTTGGAAGTGGAAACTCTACTGCTAAAGATGTAATGGTTACAAAGTTGGAGATAACAGATGAAAAAGACACAGTAGAAAATATATTAACAGAACCAATATGGATAAGTTCTAGTTTTATTCCATCATCCTTAGACAAGGCAAAGTATTTTTTTTATAGAGAAGCAAAAATTAGATTTCAAGAACGTAATATTAAAAAGATTAAAGTAACATTTGAGCAATCGGAATCTTCAGACGTAAAGATAAAACATCTCTATTACAAGCCAGACTCAACCACTAGAGCAGGCAATCCTTACTACGGACAGTTAAGGTTTAATCCAGAAGATCCAACAATAGTTCAAGACTTATTATTTCCTAACATACCTTGGTCCTCAAAAGAATATAATGTCAAAGCAATAGTTCCTAGTATTAATACTCCAAACATTTTAAAGTCAGAAGTTAATAATACAAATTCAATTGATGTAAGACTTCAGAGGTCAATACCAAACTCACAGGGATATTGCGTTGAGGCTCAGGGAACCGATGGAAGAACATATAGAATTACTAGAAAATTTTTTACAGATTTTACTGAAATTACCTCAGGGTCATATGGCCTTCCTGGATATGTATCTAGTCCAGGTTCAATCAGAGTAACAGATCTTCTTTCTACACAACCTGTCATTAGCAACTCAACCGATACACGATCTCCATATATTTCTAGTTCAACAACTAATGAATGGGCTTCCTTTTTGGACTTAATAGTCAGTTGGTTTAACGGTTCAGACCAGGGTTCTTCAGCGAGTAAGTACCAAAAATTTGGACTTGTTCCAGGGTCGGTAAGAAGAGTGACTACAAATAGCTCTGATACAGCAAATGAAACAAGAACCTACAAGGTTAATTTAATTAGACAGTATGAGATATTAGACGCGGAAAGAAGATCTATAGGTCTTAGGGATGTGTCGGTTGGCCTTGAGTCCTATTCAGAAAATGCTCAAATTGTCTCAAAAAGATATGATGTTCCATCGGAAATAGAGTATATAACACTGTCAGCTGAATCTTCATTTTCTGGTTCAGTGTCAGCTGACATTAATGACTATATCGAATATAGTCTATCTTTTGACGATGGAATTAATTGGGTAAAAATTTCATCAATTGAAAGTCCATTCAAAAATACTCCAGAAGTATTGGCTATTAATCAAAATATAGAAGAAAGATTTAGACTTCCTGGTGTTAGCTATCTATTCCCTCCAAAAATTCCTGCTTCTGTAAAAAATTTCTTATTAAAGATAGATATGAAAAAACCATCTTCAAAAAACATAACACCAATATTGTATTCTTATAAAGTAGGCGTAAAGGTTAAGCAGTCATGAGTATATCAGAGATACAAAAAAGAAAATTTCTAGAGAATCTTTATAGATCATTATATTCTTCTGGAGTAACTGAGTCTGACAGGGTGTCTAGACAGCCAAATGATGATGAAATAAAAAAAGAATTTGACGCATATTTTTCTGCCAATAGGATCGGCGTGCCATTAAGGGTAGATCCAACTGTGCTCAGAAACACTAGGGTTACTAACCCTGACATTATGAATGAGTTTATGGCTAGGTATATATTTAACCTAGACGTACTGTATGATTCAATAGATGATAATACTGAAAAATTAATGGACTCAATAACTTATCTTAATAAGAAGTTAGATTTTTTAAAACAAAAAAGAATTGATTTAGAAAAAAAGATAGACTCAATTTTATTTACAATGTCAAACACTGATGGATTTTTTTACTCTTTTTCAGAAAGTTTTGCTAGTATAACAAACATAGACCTGTCTTTAACTAATGCATTTGTTGACATAGAAAACAGGAAAGCTACTCTTCCAAAGTTTAAATCTAATGTCCTAGATTTTAATGCTCCTGGAAAAATTAATTATTCCAATGTTCAGTATAGAATAATGTTTAACGGCAATGTTGTGGTGCAAGATAAGCAAATGCCAGATGTTAATAATATGTTTGACGGACTAAATAACACTATGTCTAGAGTTGAGTTTGATTCAGATGTGATTGGACCATGTGCGCTCATATTAAATATTCCATTAGATGTTCCTTTTGTTATTTCTAAAGTTGATGGAAGAATGTCAACTGGCTCAGCTGTAACTACAGTCGTAGAATTAATCAATCAACAGAATTCAAGCAACTCGCAATTTAGAAGAAAACAATCTAGCTCTGATTACGACAGATTTTCTTTTGATTTTGATCCGCAGCTGTCTGGTAATCTTAGAATTACTTTAATTAAATATGAACCAGACTATATAGATACTGCTAATCCAAAAAATAAATACAAATATTCTTTTTGCATAAGAGATTTAATAGTTAGCGGACAGTATTACGATAGCAGTGCTACATTAATAAGTTCACCAATATCAATACCAGCAGGCGATGCAAATAAAATCATAGATGCAGTTAGCATTGAGGCAGCAAACGGTAACCCAGATGTGGGAAATATCAATTTCTTTGTAGCAGAAAATGTAGAGAATGCTACAGGAGTATCTGACTTTAATTGGATTCCAATTTCATCATCTTCTTCAAATGCACCTTCATTTGATCAAGTAGTTTCTTTCTCTAGATCTAATAAAGTATTTAAAAACATTAAGACATCCCCATCAACTGGAGAGCTAAAACTATACGATCTTTCAACGAGCAATAACCTATCTACAAAAAATCCTTCAAATTCAATTTATAATGGCATATCAGTTTATAGGGTAGCAAAATTAGAAGAACAACAGTCGCCATATAATTCATATCTTCTTGACTCGGTCAATTCTTTTAGCTTTAAATATACATCTTATTCTGATGGATTATATTTAGACACAAATAGATGGTCATCTATTATTAATAAAACTCTTGAAAATGTTCAAGTATTTGAACCTGGCAACATACCAATAACAAATGTTCCATCAATACCAATATCTTTAAACCTAACAGGAATAAGTGGATTTTTGCAGACTTCACTGCTAGTGGAAGAAGATACTGAAGCCATAAATTCTATATCAAAATCAGATACATCAGTTAACTGGGATATGGCAGTGTATCTGAATGGAACTCTCTTAGCAGATATTCCATCCGGCGTATCTAGAAAAGAAGTTGCTTGGTCCTTTAAAAAGGGAGTGAATAATATAGTTGTCACTTTTGACTCTGCAGGAACTTCATCGGGATCAATATCTTTAATGAGTGGTGTTTCTATATCAAACTACGGAGTACCTTTTGTTAAATACTACTCATACGTAGATCCATTTGACTTTAGAATCAATAGAAATGAAAGTGATTTAGTTTTTACTGTAGATAATTATCTTGGTAACAATGAAATATTTTGTCGATCAAAAATAAGTAATAATTCAAGAATTGTCTTTCAAAATAATTCAATAAATCCTGTAAAATCTATACGTTTTAGAGCTGATTTTTCAAGATTTTCTAATCCCTTTGGAACTCCATCTTTAAATTCTTATAGAATTAAATTTAAAAATAGCAATTAGGATTAACTATGGCAAAAACTTATACAGAAATTAAAAGAATAATTCAACCTTTATACCAAAGGTATAGAAATGTTTTCAGGGGTCCAAGAAATTCCGAAATGGAAAACATGGAAATGAATAAAATTCTTATAGATATGCATAGGCTAGACGAATATATTTTAAATGTAGATGATAGAATATATGATGAACAGAGAATACTTGTAGGTCATGTTGATCCAGAAAAACCACAAATACATGAAGAATATTACGATGGAAAGTACTATATATTTAGCGATGTCCAATTTGAGTACTATGGCGACTCTGCTACTCCAGACTATTTGCAAATAGACACATTAGATACCGCAGCATCTAAGTTGACTAGGCTGTCTAAAAAAATTAAAATCCTAGAAAAAAGAAGGCTAAACGGATAAAATGTCTGAATTTATATATACACAAAAAAGAACTAAACAGTATAACGGCCCAGTTGACAGCGCTGACTGCAATGCAAGAATAGAAGAAAATTATAAAGATCTAGTTTATTTATATAATAAATATAACGTAACAGACCAGAAACTGTCTGAAGCATTTCAAAGGGTTTTAAAAGATCACATATTTTTAAATCAATATATTAAAGATATGGACGATAGAATTGCTGCACTAGAGGCTGCAGAGAATTTAATATCAATTCATAGCTACTCTCAGATTGATAACATAGCCATACCAAATGGCGAAGATGACATTCAGGCTGACGAGGTTCTCTCCTATGATCCAATTTACAACGTTATTACTCTGCCTAAAATAGATGGAGCTTCACATTCTAAATTAAAGTTCTTTACTGGCGTAGAGGGTCAGATTATTCCAGATTTTTTTGAGACTAAAATATCAAACACTCTTCCAGGTGTAGACACACAGGGTGCCATACTTGATAGCACAAATGTATACAATGCCATTTTAGATAGATCTGATAAATACTGGAAGAGAAGTATTATCACCGATACAACATCGCCATTCGGTGCTCAAACTTATTTGTACATAAAAATACCAGCAGAATATACTGGCTCAAAAAAGACAAACTTTATTAAATTAAACCCATTTCCTTTATTTGGGGTTGACATTCTATCTGTTGAATACACGACTAACGTTAACCCAACAATGACCCAAGAGGATGGATGGTACCCTCTAAATAGAGATAGATTATACGATGGAAACTCTGAGGCTGTTGGTAAAGTTCCACCCGGTGCATGGACAACAGTGGGTTCTGATTATGTATTAAACTCTGGTCCACTTGCATTCTATTTCCCAGAATTAGAAATTACTGCAATAAGACTGGTCATGAGACAAAAGAACTATCTTATTGAGAACAATAAGAAAATTTACACCTATGGCTTAAGCGATCTTGATATAAGATATGATAAGTTCTTGCCATCTGGAAGAATAATTCTTAAATTTGATGCCCCAGAAGGAGAATTAATAAGCTCAATCACAAGCGTAACTCCTAAGATTTACAATGTGTCTCCAGCTTTATTGTCTCAAGTATTTAGCCATAGGGTCATCTACCAAGATGGATCCATTTATACCCTAGAAAACCCTGGATCTTCTAACACTGTTTGGATAGAAGTTACCTTAACTGGACTGGCAGATGGCACTGCACCTGTACTGTCTGATTTAATCGTAAATTATAACTAAACATAGCACTATTCATAATTACTATATAAGCTTAAGAGCTTATCCAAGGAGACTATAATGGCTACTTTTTATGTAGGACCTCGTCCTGTACTTAGAGGTCAAAACACTGCAGAGATGGTCAATCCATATACCACAATGACTGGCAAGTCTAAGGGTTCGGGGACCTACTCATACTATCCGCTATATGCAACCAGCCAGCTTTTGGATGGTGCACCAGATAATCATCATGTTCCTGGAACCGGTCGTCATCCTGGCAGTGTATTGCTTTCTCAAATTTTCAATGGAACTACCCTTTATGTCCATCCCCTTTCTGGCACCTTTGCTGATGGCGTTGGTTATGATGGTGCTAGATTCCGTCCAATGGAGTACAAGGGCCTAGCGGGCGCTGCTGCTTTCCCAGCTAGTTTCGGTCACGCTGATAGAGCAAGCGATTACAGCTACAATAACTATATATTTGACGGTGTAACCTCATCTAACGTTTTTGCCAACACAGGTCATGCCCAAAGAACTGATGCACAAGGGGCTCCGGCTTCATTTGGATCTTTTAGACCAGACGAGTATAATGGACTTGCCAGCACAAAGGTATTTACCGCTGGCTATGGACAGGCTATTCCAACAGATTACGATAACGAATATGGAAAAAATAAAGTTCAAGAGTGGAGAGGTGTACCCTCTTCAAGAGCTCTCTAATTATTTTAGTTCTCCTATTAATTTAGAGAAAGATTCTAGGTTAACAGGTTTAATCGGATGGGCAGCCTTAATAACTTTTGTTGTTGGATATGATATATTCGCCATCAAAAGTCAAAAAGCAGAAACTCTAACTAGAAGTTTCTGGAGATTATCAGACGGTAAACTGTCTAAGTTTCCAGTTCTTGCAGCTTGGGTGATCGTAACAGCTCACTTAATGTTAGAGAAAGATGTTAGAAAAAAAATAAGCAAATAGTTTTCACGCTGAAATTATCTGCTCTAGTAATGATATACTATACTAGGCGGACAGCGAGAGATTCCCGCTCATTATGAGCGGGCTTTTCTCTTTTACAGTCTCTTTTATAGGTTTCAATAAGTTTAGGTAGAAGTATAAAGGTAGTATGTTAATCGAAGATCTGCAAAAGGTTGTTTCTGGCGAATCACTGCCAACAAATGTTGCAGACATGTACCTGAGAATATATGTTTCCGACATTGATTGGAGACCCCACATTGCCAAGTTCTGGGCAAATACTAAAAACAAAATAGCTGAAGAAGAAGCAGCAAAAGCTCACATGCGAAAGTCAATAGCTTGCGCCAGTCTTATTCCAGTTTTTGACAAAAAAGCTATTCCAGATCCACCTCAAAACCTTTTATTTTGGTGCCCAACATGGTCTCAGTTTAATGAAAAAAACTGGGTTGATATATATAAAAAAGTTGTTGAAGACGATATAAGAATAAGAAACAATAGGAAAAAACTTTTACAATATGGTGTTGTAGATAGTATTGATTATTTACCTCTAACAAGACAGGCTTTCAATTGGCTATACATGAAAGCAGAAGAGTCAAATTCAATAGGCGATAATAAAGAAGATTTAGTAAAGAAGTTTGAAAACTTAGTCAGAATATATGGCGGAGCTGTTATCTGCAACGTTTTTAGCAAGCATGAAAGTAATATTTCTAAGGTTTTGAATTGGAGAAGTGGCTATTTTATAGAGAAAGAAATCTATAAGATTTATACGCCAGAACAAATAAATAAGATAAAACAAACGGAAATATCAAAGATAGATCCAAAGCACGTAAAGAAACTAACCAAGAACAAGGAGTCATGATGTCCACTGAGACGGGAACACAAGAACAAACAACTACCAATTTCAACCCAGCAGCGGGTAATATAAAAATTGCCAATATGTTCTCTTTTAGGATAAGTGATGAATTTCTTTCTGGATATAAAACTAAGACTCCTCCATTTGGGTACAAAGATGCTGGCGGTAACTCTGTAGGTGAAATAACGTTTCTTAGAACATACTCTCGTTTAAAAGAAGATGACACCAAAGAAACATGGGTTGATGTATGCGAAAGAGTTATTAACGGAATGTACTCTTTGCAGAAAGACCACTGCAAGAGAAATAGACTTCCTTGGAACGACGCTAAAGCACAGGCTTCAGCTAAAGAAGCATTTGATCGTTTATTTAATTTAAAGTGGACACCACCAGGTCGTGGTCTTTGGGTCATGGGGACTCAGATTGTAAATGTTCAAAGAAACTCAGCTGCCCTGCAGAACTGCGCCTTTGTCTCTACTGCTGAAATGAACAAGTTTAATCCAGCCAAACCGTTTGCATTTCTTATGGAAGCTTCAATGCTTGGCGTAGGAGTGGGTTTTGATGATAAGGGCGCAGATAAAGATTTTCTAATTTATGAACCATCAAAGCCTGCTGTTGTTGAGGTCATAGAAGACAGTAGAGAGGGATGGGTTCAGTCTGTAACCAATCTTATTAATTCATATCTAAAGGCTGATCAGAGTCCAATTGAATTTGACTATTCTCTAGTGCGCCCTGCTGGTATTCCAATTAAAACTTTTGGCGGAACAGCATCAGGGCCTGGTCCATTGATTAAACTTCACACCGTAATTAACAAATTGTTTAAAGGAAGAGATGGCGACAAACTTACCAGAAAAGATATAGCTGACATCGGTAACCTAATTGGTGTTTGTGTTGTATCAGGAAACGTAAGAAGATCAGCAGAACTTCTTATAGGAAGAATTGACGACCAAGATTTTTTGAACCTTAAGAACTCGGAAGTATTTCCAGAAAGAAACTCATATGACTCAGAGAATCCTGGCTGGGGTTGGATGTCCAATAACTCAGTAGAAGTTTCTGTAGGTCAGGATCTTTTCCCAATTGTAGATGGAATTGCTAGAAATGGTGAGCCAGGAGTTATATGGCTTGACATGTCCAGAAAGTATGGTCGCCTTGCAGACGCTCCTAATAATAAAGACTGGCGTGTAGCTGGCTATAACCCCTGCGCAGAACAGTCTCTGGAATCATATGAATGCTGCACCCTTGTAGAGACTTATCTCAATCGTCATGATTCACTAGAGGACTATAAGAGAACCCTTAAGTTTGCATACCTATATGCCAAAACAGTAACCCTACTCCCAACACACTGGGAAGAGACTAATGCAATTATGCAACGCAACCGTCGTATTGGCACTTCAATGTCCGGTGTTGCAAACTTTGCAGATCGCGTAGGCATGCCAGTGCTTAGAGATTGGATGGACGAAGGCTATAAGACAATAAAGAATTATGACACTGTTTATTCCGAATGGCTTGGTATTCGTGAATCCATTAAGATGACAACAGTTAAGCCATCGGGTACTGTTTCAATTCTTGCAGGTGAATCACCAGGCGTTCATTGGACTCCAGGTGGCAAGTATTTCAACAGAACCATTAGATTCTCCAATACAGAACCAATGCTAGAGTTATTTAGAATGGCTAATTATATTGTTGAGCCAGCTTCAGAATCGCCAGATACAACTTCTGTAGTTTATTTCCCAATTAAATCAGACGCAAACAGATCAGAAAAAGAAGTTACAATCTTTGAAAAGATGGCACTAGCCGCAGCTGCTCAGAGATATTGGTCTGACAACTCAGTTTCTGTAACTATTTCATTTGACGCAGAAAAAGAAAAGGACTATGTAGGGACAGTACTTCACATGTATGATGGCCAGCTTAAGACAGTGTCTTTCTTGCCAGAAGGCAATATGACATACCCGCAAATGCCATATACTCAGATTACAGAAGAAGAGTATGAATCTTATACTGGTAAATTATTCCCAATTGACTTTACCGGAGTTTATGCTGGTATGGCTTCTGATGCTATAGGCGAAAACTATTGCACCACGGATGCATGTGAAATTAAATTTATAAAGGAAAACAATAAGTAAAAGATAATTATGTCAGAATTTGAAGATGATGATATAGATAAAATCTTTGAAGAAATGATAGGATCTGACGGCCTTGAAGATATGAAATCACAGGGCGTTGATGCTATTATTAATATAGAAAAAGTTTCCACGGAGTCTCTTCTCAAGGAATTTAATTTTATAATTCAATCTTTATCTAGAGCTACAACCCATGTGGCGGAGTTAGCTATTAGTTTTATGTCCATAGAAGACTACGCTTTAGACGATGATTTAAGAGATTTACTAGGAACTATATACAAGTTAACAGAAGATTTAGATGAGTATATGGTAGAATTATTTATAGAAGAATCTGAATTGCTAAAAGATGAAGAAAGTCAAGAAGACGAAGAAGATGAGTGAAAATAACTTAATAACAGTTTTACAAAATGGTTATGTAAGATTAGTAGACCACATGGGTTCTGATCTTTCGGTGGTGAATGCAGCAAGAGCTTCTTTTGCCAAAGAAAGCAGTGAGTTTTCTACCAATGATGCAAGATTGATAGACTTCTTAGCTAGAGAAAACCATATGTCTCCATTTCGCCATGCTTTCATGACATTTGAATTTAAAGCACCGTTGATGGTTGCAAGACAGCACTGGAAATATGTTGTTGGCTCTGACCATACCATGGACTCATGGAATGAATCTTCCAGAAGATATATAACAATGGATCCAGAATTTTATATACCAAAGTCAGATCAGTGGCGTCTTGCTCCAGAAGACAAGAAACAAGGTTCTGCTGGTTTGAGCGATCCTTTTACTGGGGCAGCTTTATCTGAACAGTTAATTAGATATATTGAACAAGGTGAAGCTTATTATAACTTAGCTATGGAATCAGGCATAGCTCCAGAGCAAGCAAGACTGTTCCTGCCAGCTTACGCTATGCATGTTGTTTATAGGTGGTCGTGCAGTCTTCAGTCCGTTGCACTATTCCTAGTGCAAAGACTGGAAGAGCAGTCACAGGAAGAAATTAGAGAATACGCTCAGGCAGTTTTAGAGCTAGTAAAAGATTTATATCCAGTATCTATAAAGGCTTTAGTCGGCAAGTACTCGTATGCTTAATATTTTATACATATTATTATTTTCATTGGCAATAAACTGGATGATTAGCTTGTCAATATTGTTTCAGGTATCAGAAAATAAGAATATAAAGATTAGATCTGGTATACTGTTGTTCTTATCGGGAATAATTAGCGGGTATTTAGTTTACTTATTATGACTTATGGTGATTTAACAAGAAAAGATCTGCAATATATGCAGATGTGCTACAGCGCAGCAACAATCTTTTCAACATGCGGAAAGAAAAAATATGCAGCCATACTGGTAGATGAGTATGGTCATATAGTTGGCTTTGGATATAACGGTGGACCAAGTGGCTCCGTACACTGTGAAGACGGAGGATGTCCTAGATTTGAAGAGATGTCGCCTAGTGGATTTAGCTATGACAATTGTATAGCTATACACGCAGAGGCTAACGCACTACTGCACTCCGATTACAGTTCAAGACCAAAAAAGCTTTATGTCAATGGGCCCCCATGTTTATCGTGTGCTAAACTAGTAGCCAACAGCACTATAACTGACGTGTATTATGTGTCAGATGACGACTATAAAAACTGGGATGCAGTAGAACAATTCCTCAATTCATGCAACGTCGTAACTCATAGGGTAAAATAGTGGCAGCATCAAAGGTTAATTATTTAGTTATTTACTCTGGCCATAGTCAGGTGTACGGATGCTCTTCAAAGAAGATAGCACTTGAATCAGCTCCACCTGAAGGTTGCTCTATGGCAGACAAAAGGGTTTTATTTATAACATTTGAACCAGATACAAACAATCTTTCTGTATACAAGGTTGATGATGAAGAGGTTCAGGGCGCAGATATTAAAGAAAGAAAAGAAAACAGAAAATGAGTAAAGGGCTAAAGAAAAAATTATCTATCAAATTAATGCCAGGTCAAGCTGCATTTGTAACTGACGTAGAGGTGCTTCAGCATATCGCAGACACTTATCTTCAGTTCGGAGAAGCATGTGAGGATAAGAATGAAAAAAATTCTTGGCTATCCGTCTCTGAAGATATAGTTAACTGGATCAACGAAACATATCATTCAGGACAGGAAGATGAACAAGAAGAAGACTGGTGAAGTTACTCCCTTTTTGCTTATATGTTTTTCTGTAGGCTTAATATTTGGATCTATAAGTAAGAACAAGTTTAAAAAAAATATTAAAAGCAATTCTATTACACTGCAAAACTATGTTAATAGGCTTCGTGAGTTTGACTTAACTGAAGAGCAATCGGCGTCAGATTTATTTTTTGAATTAACCTCTATAGGTTTTGATCCAAATAGCGCTTTTGATATAGTCATAAAAGAATGTATTAAAGTTGGAGAGAAGTTTAATGATTGATTTATGTGTCGTAAACCACAATACGAGACCACTGCTGCAAAGATTTTTGGACACTTTGCATTCTGACTTAAATGGTCCAAATGGCGCGCTCGTAAAAACATGGAATCTGTATATTACAGATAACAATTCTACTGATGATTTTATTCCATGGATAAGACAAAATGAAGAGCGCTATCTAATAGATAGAACTTATTTGAGACAAAATATAGGATACTCTGCAGCTATAAACATGATGGCGAGCAAGAGTGATGGTGATATTGTAGGGGTTTTAAATGGTGACGTATGGATGACATCAGCAGACTGTATAAAGATACAAAATATTTTTGATGATAATCCAAACATTCATATTCTTGGTCCAAAACAAAGAGATGAAAATGGTTTTGTGACTCACGCTGGAATTGTGGGAACTAACACCGCTCCAAAGCATAGAGGCTGGAGAGAACACGATCCACAAGACGTTCTCTATAAAGATAGAATTAACTGTGTTACGGTATCTGGATCTGCATATTTTGTACGCAGAAAAGTATGGGATACACTAACTAACAACGAAAAATATAGAGAAATGTATCCTGATGCAATAGGTGCATTCCTACCAACTCCCCATTATTATGAGGAGACTTGGTGTTCGTATTTTGCTAGACATCTCGGGTACAATGTTGTGTACGATGGTTCTGTATCAATCGGCCATAGCTGGCACGCATCTACTCCAAAACCAGGTCAAGGAATAAGCCACGCTGACAGATATTTTCCTATCTCAAGAGAGATATTTAGAAAAGCATGTGATTATATAGGAATAGAAAGAGATTAAAATGACGAATAAATTAAACCCTTGGATTTATAATGCAGAAGTAAAAAAAGTAGTTGATGGTGATACGTTTGATATTATTATTGATCTTGGATTTAAGGTAAAACTTGATGCAAGAGTTCGCCTTTATGGAGTTAATACTCCTGAAAGCAGAACAAAAGATCTGGAAGAAAAAAAAATGGGACTAGCTGCAAAAGAGTTTACTGATCAATGGTTAACAGCAGCTAATCTTAAAGTAAAGATTGAAACAGTTATTGATAAAAATGAAAAATATGGTAGAGTTCTTGCTAGAGTGTGGAATGAATCTGGCGCATGTTTAAATACAGATATAGTTGCGTCTGGCTTGGCTAGAGAGTATTATGGTGTAGGGGACAAAACATTCAAAGAGTTCAAGAAAGATAAATAATGCAAACTTTTCTACCATACCCAGATTTTGTACAGTCAGTAAAGGTACTGGACTACCGTCGGCTAGGTAAACAAAGAGTAGAAACCTTTCAGGTTCTCAATATTCTTCTAGACAGAACACCAACAAAAGGTTGGCGTAACCATCCAGTTACTCGTATGTGGACCGGCTACGAGGAAGCATTAAAGTTATATCAAAACTATACCATATTAGAGTGGATAGACCGTGGATACAAAAATACAATGAAGTTTGAAGAGATTGATCATAATAATATTGTTGTTCCATCTTGGTTTGGTGATGATCAATTTCATAAGTCGCATAGATCTAATCTTCTTAGAAAAGATTACGAGTACTACTCTCAATACTTTGACGAACCAGCAAATTTAGAGTATCATTGGCCAGTATGAGTATTGCAGTCTATCTAGCTGGAGCAATGGATTATGTTGGAGAGTACGCTAAAGGATGGCGTAAATCAGCAACTGATGCTCTTGAATTTTTTGGATATAAAGTTTATGATCCAACTTCTATACCAGAAGAACCTGGCATGTCTCCAGACGAAATAGCTCAAAAAAATTTGTTCATGCAGAAAAAATCTGATTTACTTCTGGTAGAATATATGTTAGAAAATAGAGCGTACATAGGTACTGATTTTGAAATGGCTTGGGCTAAAATTCATAATCAACCTACTATTGTAATTTGCTCTAATCAAAATAAAGATCGACCATATATGAAATATATGGCCACAAAGCTTGCAGATAACCTGCAAGATGCTATAGACTATATAGCAATCCATTATCCAATAAACTAACAAAAAGGAATAAATAAAATGTCAGAGAACAAGTTCAAGTACTTCACTGTCACCACAACCACTTTGGTTAAGGCTAACAGCAAGACCGATGCTCAGAAACTAGCAATGGGTCGTCGTGGCGTTACTGGTGAGGTCATGTTCAAGGATGTTGAAATCGAGCGAATCTCTGCAGTAGAGGCTCGCGAGCAGATCATCGCCTGATTGTAATATTGTTCTGGAGGGAGGGGGATATGCCCCCTCCCTCTTTTCATAGAAAGTTTTGCATATGATTTATGCACAAATGGTAGGAAGAAATGAGTCTTCCAGATTTCTAGAGCCAGTTCTAGAAAGACTATCTACTCAGGTGGATAAAATTATATTTACTGACGACTGCTCAACAGACAACACAGCTGAGATAGCAGCAAAGTATGCTGAAGTATTTACTACACCAGAGCCAATGTTTACAAAACACGAGGGTCAATTACGAGCATTTGCTTGGGGTAACCTAGAAAATTTTGCAAAGCCTGGTGATTGGGTTTTGGCTATAGATTGTGATGAAAAACTATACCATGTTGATGAGTTAGAGATTAAAGCAGTGCTCGCTAAATCAGAATTTGATGTAGTCAACATACGCTTTTATCATATGTGGAGCGAAACTCACTATAGAGTTGATAAACTTTGGGCTCCCAATAACTCTTCAAGAATGTTTAGGTTTCAGGAAAACGCTGGCTTTCAAAACAAAATTCTTGCTTGTGGTTCTGAACCAACTTATGTGCCAAAATGGATACAGCAAAGAAACTACTGGAGAGACTCTGGTTTAATCATGCAGCATCTGGGCTATACGCATGACGAAGATAAGCAGTCAAAGTATGAAAGATACTCCACGTTAGATGGCGGTCAGTTTCACAACTTAAATCATATTAATTCTATTATAGATCCTAATCCAGTATTAATTCAATGGGGAAACTTTGGTATTTGAAATGAAAGAAAATAATTTAATATTAGATCCAGTAAAGTCAATCATAGATTTGACGTTTAGACTTGAGCAAAAAAAGAGGTTTGCGTATGTAAACATATCTCGATCAGCCTTAAACCTAATGCTACATAATAGCGATAAGAAACCTCCGAAGTATTTCGTAAAGTCTCTAGCTAAATGTATGACTATACAGGATCCTAACTTCTTAAAAGCAGTGCCAGTTGAGTTTTCTGACGAAATCCAAGCTGGAAAGTTGTCAGAGTTTGGTTTACAAAAAGATGGTAGTTATTACGACGCTGCGATGTTTGAATACTTTTTTTCAAATAAAAAAGAAGTAGTAGACATATTTATCAATCATTATATTAGGGAGTCAAAAAATGTCATTCTATCTTTTCACGATAAAAAAACTGTTCAAAAAGTTTTTGGGCAGAATCAATATGTAGTTTCCGTTCCATACAATAACTACTACGACAAGCTTGATTCAATTATCGCTCAGATCTCAGAATTTGAGGGAGGGGTAGATAGCTGTATACTTGACTGTCCAATGCTAGCTACCGCTATTGCGCCAAAGCTTTGGGAAAACATAGACATGTCTATTTTAGACTTTGGCAAAATAGTTAGCTCTGCAAGATTCTATACAATGCAAAACTCAGATAGAGAAAAATCAGAAGTAGATAACAAAAAGAAGTTTTACAAAAAGCGTAATGAAAAAAGATAATTGGGACGAAGAAATAGACAACACAGAATACATGGTTGATCTATTATTTGATACCTCATTAAGCTTAAATGAAATAGCAAAAGAAGTAGGGTGGCCTTTAGCTAAGGTAAATCAAAAGATAAATCAACTTGGTTTATCCTGGCTAAAGAACTCTAGAAAAAAAATGTCAAGAGGGCAAACAGCCTTAACTTCCATTATGCAAAAACTTCTTCCTGGAGAAAAGATAGTTAATGAGTTTTATCTTCAGGATAAACTAAGACTTGATGTATATTGTCCTTCTTATAAAGTCGGAGCAGAGTATCATGGTACGCAGCATTTTTTTTATACTGCAAAGTTCTTTGATTCTAAGTATGAGTTTGAAGAAGCTCAAAAAAGAGATGAAAAAAAGATTGAACTATGCAAGAAGGAAGGAATTGCTCTTATTATTTTCCGCTATAATGACATGCTCACTGAACAGGCAGTTTACGATAGACTATTAGACGCTATAAGAAACTCTCCTTTTAAGAGAGAAGACAAAGAAAAGAATAAGTTCTACTCAAGTCAGGTTTATCTTGACTCTAAAAAGCGTCGTTCTGAACTCAGAAAAAAAGCCTATAGAGAACTAAAACAACATAGAAAAAACAACAATGGAAAAACCTGAAGACAACCAAGATACCCCAATTGAATATCAGGTATTTGCTCTCTCCCTAAGACAAGAGGGGGCTATTACGCATTTTGCCGACAACTTACCCGATGACATTGTTGGCATAAATCATGGTCAAAAGGGTATACATGAGTTTTACCTAGCGCTTCTGGCATATCGTACGGCAACACAATTAGATATAGTAGACCCAGTTGGATTTAAAGATTGGCTAGGTTCCGAAACAGACATAAGAGAGGCTCTTGGTGGAACATCTGGCGTAGACATCATGATGGATGTTTTGCTGTCGTTGAAATTGTCCACTGTTGATTCAGTTGTTCAACTAATCAAACATAAAGCTAATAAGAAGAAGCAAATTGACTACTTGCAAGAACTTCAAATTATATTAAATCAAAAAGGTGTTAAGTCTGACAAAGATCTTGCTAGGTTATCTTTAATAACATCAGAAATAAGAGAGCTTGAAAATCAACTAAACTACAATCCGCTAGAAAAACTAACCACAGCTATAGATATATCCAATAGAGCGGAATCACTATTAGATATTCCTAGCTTCTTGCCCACTCAATTTAAGTCCTTAAATAGAGCTATGGGTTATACTGATGACGGTGGCTTTTATAGGGGTGCGGTTCATGCTGTTATTGCGCCATCTGGCAAAGGTAAAAGCACATTTGCTAAATGCCTAGCAAATAATTGGGTTGAAAATGGCCACACTGTTTTATATGTAAACTTTGAGGAAGCAGTTGGTCACTGGGAAAGAATTCTTATGACTCAAATAATTGGCAAGAATGTTTACGTAGAGGCTGAAAGATGGACCCCAAGCGAAAGAGAAAAGTATCTAGGCATATTTAGAGATAAGCTAAGTCAATGGGGTAACAAATTAATGGTTAGACATGACCCAGATACCCCATACTTTGAAGACCTTGAGAGATGGCTTAGAGACATAATCGACCATGCTGAAACTCCAGAGGTTGTAATTATTGACACTATACAATCTATGTTTACAAAGGGTGGTAAAGGTAAACCACGATGGGGGGAGTTTGAGGAGATGATGGTAAAGCTAGAAAAGCTAGCAAGAGATATGGATTGTGTTTTGATCATTACAGCTCAGGAAAACTCTAACAGAATGAAAGAAAAAAGAGAAGTAGTCCAGCAATCTGATACTGGTGGATCTCTTGCAATTCAACAGAAGTGCGCTGTAACGATATTCATTACAGAGAAAAAACTTATAAGTGGTGATGATTCTGAAGATGAAAACATAATGCAGCTTCAAATCCCAAAGAATAGAATTACTGGATCTAGCTTTATATACAATCCACCTCTAGTAAAATATGTAGATTCAAGAAAAGCCTACGAAGAATATGAACCAGTTAACCAAGAGGACTACGATGATACTAGTTCGCTGCTGGATGATCTACTAGATGATGAGGATTTTGACATATGAAGCAATTAACAATTGAAGCAATAAAAGATTATCAAACCTGTGCACTTTTATATAGTTATAGGCATCAAGAAAGCGTTTCAGAGACAATTCATTCAAGAGAATTGTTTAGTACAAAGTTTGAGAATACACTCAAAAGTGTAATTAACTATTTCTTTTATAAGAAACAGGGAGGCTTTACTCCTTCATATTCATCTCTGTTAAATAGATGGGAGAAGTTATGGTTCGCAAAAGACACAACCGCATATGACATCATCCATGAGCAGCATGAAAGCTTTTACGGAAATACAGCAAGCTTAACTTCAAAAGCTGCATCGGCTCTTTTAGATTTTTATAATCAATTTTCAGAAGATGACTCAGTTCCGATGGCAATTGATCAAGAGTTTTATGTTCCCGTTGGAGATTCGGTAAAAATTAAGTCAAACTTTGATTTAATTCTATATAAAAACGGTGAATACTTTATATATAAATGGGTTTTTAATTTTAGAACTTCTCATACATCTTTATATCAAATAGACTTTTCAGTGTTAAATGAAGCTTTTGCACATAAGTTCCCACATAAAAAACCAAAAGCACATTTTGGATACTATGACATACTGGCTTCTTCTCAAAAGTTTATAGAGTATGAGGTAAACCAGGAAGACTCTAAGGCTCTTCAATACTGGTGTAGTACAATAGAAGAGGATAAAAAGTTTGTACCTAGAAGAGGGTTAACTTCATATTGTAAAAAATGTCCGTTTGATAAGCCGTGTTCAAAGTGGAAAGATTGGGAAGTAGAATAATGCCTAAAGATTCAATACTTGATGAGATTCTAAATAAAGAAAAAGATTCAGTATCTATCGGTGAAGAAAATACTGTACTTAAACCAATGCTTGAGGAAATAGACTATATATCTGATGATAATATTAAAAGTTTTGTTAAGTCAATTCTTTTAAGAGCTGATTCTTTTTGGAGTATACCATCAAGTTTTTCTGGGAAATATCATCCAGCAGATGAGCATAATGAGGGCGGAAACTTGCTACACACCAAGCGAGTTGTTAGAGCTGCAAGTGTTATATCAGATTCCTATTCTTTATCTACAGAAGAAAAAGATATCGTTTATGCAGCATGCTTGCTCCATGATGTGACAAAAGGCATTAAAGATAAGGAAGATGAATATTTTCACTACGATCCAATGCATCCCTATACGGTTGGTAAGCTAGTTAAACAATGTCAAGAGTATGATAAAAAATATGCTGGAGAATCACAGTCATCAACATTATTTGTTTCCGAAGAAACGGTTCAGTCAATTTTAAGATTAGTTAGATGTCATCTTGGGCCTTGGTCTCCTGTTCCAGAAACTGTTCCAATTACATATCTAGATATGATTGTGCATATGGCAGATAACATCGCTTCTAAGGTACACTATATAGTTGATGGAAACAATGTAATAAAAGATAGATGGAAGTTTTAAGTTGGAAGATAGAATATCTAAAAGATATTACCTACTATCAAATCTAGAATCAATAATACAAGAGTCTGTTTATTATCGTTCATTCTCAGAAGATATGAAGACTGATAAAAAGGTCGTCTATTCATTTGGGGAAGATTCTGGTGAGGTAGAAATAAAATGAGAATAGCTAATGATCCAAGTAAATACACATACGCGTGGAGATACGTAGAGCTAGCAAAGTATATACCTAGCTTAAATAGAATAATTAGAGAAAAAGTAAATGGCATACCAATTTTATTGGATATTAATGATATAGGCAAGTATGCTCGTAAACACTCCAACACTGGTATCTATACTTCAATCTGGCACTACAACAATCAAGATATTGAACAAGCAACTAGACTTGGCTCATTGTACTTTGATATAGATAATGAAGACGTAAATGTCTCTCTATCAGAGTGCCAAAACCTTTATGGGCACTTATTACAGTACGTTCCCGAAGATTCTATTGTAGTTTACTACACAGGTAAAAAGGGATTTCATATTGAGTGTGAAGCGCTGGCTTTGGGTATAAACCCATCTAATTCACTACACCATTCCTTTAGGTTTATTGCCAATGATCTAGCTAATAAACTAAATTTAACTTCACTTGACTTTAGTGTTTATGACTTAAGAAGAATGTGGAGACTTCCTGGATCTAAACATCAAGAAACTAGTTTATATAAGACAAAGTTAAGTAAGAATTTTATATATTCTGATATTAAAACTATAGCTGAGTATTGTTCAGTAGAACAAGATAATTCAATTTGCGAACAACAGTTTTCTTATACTGCAAATGAATGGTATAGAGAGTATTTTTATAAGATGGAAGAAGATAGGAATAAGCCAAAAGATATCCTAGCTTACTTCAACCAATATGGATCTAAGGCTCGTATAAAAGTTGAAGATTCAAATAAAGTATTTGACAAGAAAAAGCTTCTTGATAATTGTTCTGCATTTGTGAGAATTGAAAATGAAGCAAAAGAAAAGCGTCACTTAGATCACGAGTCTAGACTGTTTCTTTGTTCTATATTGACATATACAGACGAGGCTATTCAATATCTAAATAAAGTTCTTAGTTACTGCAATGACTACAACCCCAGAAAATCTTCTGCACATATCAATGATTGGATTAAGAGAAGAGAAATGGGAATCGGTGGCAGACCATATACTTGCGAAAGAGCCAATGCTGCAGGTGTGGGATGTGGTGATTGTTCTCTTGAACAAAACAAAAAATGGGTAAAAATAGGCGATAAATATATGGAAACAGATGAAAAAGTATCCCCTTCACCTATTAGATTCGCCTATAATGTAGAAAAGAAAGGTGGTGAAAAGAAAGATGATTGAAGACCCAGATGACGTAGTTGGCGTTTGCAGTGAGTGTCACTCAGACCAACCAGATCAATATATGTACAGAAGTCCATTTGCTCAGAATGGAAGCAATGTTCCATGTAAATATTGTGGTGGAGTTGTTGTAATAACTTATAGAGAAACAAGAGACGACGCTCTTGATCAGAGCGATAGAAATAGGGGAATAAATTGAAAAATTGGACAAACCTACATAACCACACTGTCTACTCCATGCTAGATGGACATGGTAGGGTTGAAGAGTACTTGTCAAGAGCTAAGGATCTTGGCATGGTTGGACTAGCTACAACTGACCATGGCAATATTCACTCTTGGCTTGACTTCTACGACGCTGGAACAAGCGTTGGGGTAAAGCCAATTCTTGGCTCAGAGTTTTACCAAGCTAGAAAAACTAGATTTGACAAAGATGAAGAAGAGAGAGCTGGCAAAGCAAAAAACGAGTGGGAGCAAAGAGGCCCATACCACATAACAATTCTTGCAAAGAATAATATAGGCTATAAAAATATAATCAAGATATCTTCTAGGTCTTACACAGAAGGTTTTTATGTGAAGCCTAGATTAGATCATGATTTAATTTCCGAACACTCAGAGGGAATCATAGTTTTATCTGGTTGCTTGAATCGGAGAAGTAGCACAAGCCCTTCTTAGAAATGATTACGACTTTGCCTTAAACGCTGCTATCAAGATGCAGGATATCGTAGGTAAAGAAAACTACTTTATTGAAATTCAAAACCACGGATTAGCAGAACAGCTAAAGATAACAAATCAACTTGTAGAGATAGCCAATAAGATTGGGGCAAGAATAGTCCCAACTGGAGACTGTCATTACGTACACAAAGAAGACGCACATGCTCATGACATCATGCTGTGTGTGGCCACAAACAGTAACATCTATACTGAAAATAGATTCTCTTTTAGCGGAGATAATTTTTATCTAAAATCATATAAAGAGATGGCATCTACTTTTGATGAATCTTGGTTAAAGAATACTCTTCACGTATCAGATATGGTTGATGTCAATTTAACATTTGGCGATCTTTATTTCCCCAACTATCCAATACCAAATGAACAAGACGTTGATTCATATTTAAATGGATTAGTTTGGTCTGGACTTAAAAAGAAGTATGGGGAATCTTTATCAGAAGAGATTGTCTCTAGGGCTAACCACGAGTTAAGGGTGGTAAAGGAAATGGGATTCCCAGAGTACTTCCTGGTGGTGTCCGACTTAGTTAACTGGGCAAAAGACAATGATATTAGAGTTGGCTGGGGAAGAGGCTCCGCTGCTGGAAGTATTCTTTCGTACGCACTAGGCATTACGAATCTAGATCCACTTAAGTTCGGATTGATGTTTGAAAGATTCCTTGTAGAAGGAAGAAAGTCAATGCCTGATATCGACCTTGATTTTGACGATAGACATAGGGATAAGGTAATTGAATATGCAAGATCTAAATATGGGCATGACAGAGTAGCTCACATTTGCACATTCAATAAAACTGGCGCAAGACAGTCAATTAGAGACGCCGCTAGAGCACTGGGTCATGACTTTGCCACTGGAGACAAGGTATCCAAGCTAGTTCCTCCACCTGTTCTTGGCGTATCAAAAAATCTAAACGAATGTATGCAAGTTACAGAGTTTAAAAAAGAATATGAATCAAGCGAAGATAGTAAGACAATTATCAATGCAGCTTTTGGATTAGAGGGTTTAGTAAGACAGACGGGCGTACATGCTGCAGGAGTGGTTATATCAAGAGGCCCATTGACAGACTATCTACCCGTTATGCAAAAGGGTGTAGATTCGCCAATTGTTACTCAGTGGGACATGGGAAGAGTTGAACAATGTGGTCTTTTAAAGATTGACTTCTTGGGCCTAAGAAACCTTGGCGTTATTGACCACTGTTTAAAGCTACTAGAAAAAAACAAAGATATTAAAATTGATCTAGATGAGATACCTCTAGATGACAAAAAGACATTTGACGAACTTTGCAAGGGCAATGCAATTGGCGTCTTCCAGCTTGAGTCCTCTGGGATGAGACAGCTTATGGTTCAGCTTCAACCACATGACATAAAAGATATTATGGCCTTAATCTCGTTATATAGACCAGGTCCTATGGGTGCTGGGATGGATAAACTTTATATAAACAGAAAGCACAATAGGGTTCCTATAGATTACGAACATTCAGCGATGAAATCGGCCCTACAGAACTCTCTGGGTATTATGTTGTACCAGGAAGATGTTCTTGCCGTAGCAAAAGATCTAGCTGGATTTACAGTTCCTGAAGCTGATGATCTTAGAAAAGTCATAGGCAAAAAGCAAATGGATAAGATTCCAAAACTTAGAAAACAATTTGTTGACGGATGTCTAGACACTGTTGATATCACCGAAGAAAAAGCGAATAAGATATTCTCAGACATTGAGTACTTTGGTGGCTACGGTTTTAACAGAGCACATGCTGCCAGCTATGCAATGGTTTCCTATATAACAGCATACCTAAAGACTCATTACACAGCAGAATACATGGCAGCACTACTTACTTCTGTGGCCGGCAATAAAGATAAGTCGGCTCTTTATCTTTCTGACTGTAGAAATCTTGGCATCAAAGTAGCACCTCCGTCTATCAACCTATCTATGCATGACTTTGAAGTTCTGTCAGATGAAGAAGTTTTATTTGGACTATCTGCTATCAACGGAATTGGTCCAGCCATAGCTGACGCAATAATTGGATGTAGAAGTCCAGAAAACCCATACTCTTCAATGCATGACTTCATGAGAAGATGTGACTCAGTGATTCTAAAGAAATCAACTATAGAGCACCTAGCTGCGTCTGGAGCTTTTGACGAGCTTATTTACCTAGAAGAAGAAATAGAACTAAATAGAAGAAGAGAATTAGAGATTCTAGAAAGAGAAAAAAGTGAACTCGGAATCTATGTTTCCAAGCACCCAATAGAGGGCGTGTGGGATGCTATTAAGCCAAAGATTGATTCTGAGATTTTTGATCTTTATGAATATTCTGCTGGGTCTAAGGCAAGAATTGGTGGCGTTATAACTTCTTGTAAAAAAATAATTACCAAAAAAGGTATGAAGATGTTTAAGATGAACATTGAAGACTTAACTTCTGGCATAGAGGTAATTATATTTCCTAAAGAGGCTAGACAAATGGAAGACGACTTCTTTTCAGAAGGGGATATTGTTTTAATTAATGGAACAGTTTCTAAAGAGGGTGACGAAGAAGCTTCTACTGTTAAAATAATTTATTCTTCTTCTGAGAAAATAGATAATGCTATATTAACTGGTAGTAGGCCTATAATTTTAAAAGCTAATTCAATGATCTCTAATGAAAACATACAATCAATGTATGATATAATTAACGCTACAAATGGAGCTTCAACTGTATTTCTAGAAATGACAGATGGCATTAAGAAGTATAGTTTTAGTTTTAATAAAACTACTTCTTTAAAAGTAGAAGACAAATTACAATCAATAATCAACTTAGGATAAAAAATGGTTAGTCAAGTAACAATAAACCCCACACACAAACCTTGCTGGGTCTTTTGCTCATCATGCAATAGATGTCAAGACAAGGGTAGGTACAGTAAGTGTTCAGACTGCAGTGGAAGATATGATCCAAACTTAAAAATACTTCCACACCCAGATGATTTCTGTGACTGCAAGAATGGTGTTCTTAGATGGAGAACTCAAGAAGGCAGAGTTATTATTACAAGATTTAAATCTAATCCATTTAAAGGTAAAGTAACGTACGAAAAGAAATCAAAAGATGAACGAGATTGGGACTCATATGTTAAAGATATGAGAGAAAAGCTTAATGACCCCAATTGGAATCCAATAACAATAGTAGAGGATTAATTATATGTTAAGTGAATCAGGAAGAATAACCAAAGGCTCTGCAGCTCTTATTGAGTATCAGGAGAATGAAAACTCTATTCCAGATAAATTCTTTTTACAAAGCGGAGTTGTTGGCATGTATGCTTCTGCCGAAGAGCTAAAAGATATTTATACAATACTTCACTACTATCTAAATATAGATGACCTTACTAAGTGTAAGATTAAAATTGGAGATGAGTATGTCGACATTTAACAATGATGACTATATGGAAATAACAGAAACTGGCTGGATGCCAGTTGGTGATGGATGTTATTTGAATAAATTTAATGGCCACACAATTGATCAAATTGGTAGAGAATATGATCAGAACGGCAATTTAGTATACGACCCAGAAAGCAATAATGAACAGCATTAAAGTTAGATCAATAGCAGATCTAGATCCATTAGAAAAACTGTGTTTAACTGACTTTTCTTATTCAAGACTAGATACATATAAGATGTGTCCAGCTAAATATTTTTATAGCTATATACAAAAAGAACCAAGGACATTCAACGATGCAGCAGTTCTTGGAAACATTGTCCACTCTGTTTTGGAAGAGTGCTTAGATAATAGCTCTGATCTTAATTTAAAAGAGCTTCAGCAAGAATATGCGAAGCAAAAAGAAAGCTATGACCCAACTGGTCATATACCTCAAGAGCTAATTTCTGTAGGATCAGAGATAATTAATGAATTTTATGATAAGCACTCTGAGGATTCTTTTGATATATATGAAAAAGAGTTTGGGTTTAGTTTCGTAATAGGCAATTATCTTGTCAATGGGTACATAGATAGAATAGACATTTACGACGAGAACACTATTAATATTATTGACTATAAAACCCGGAAAATGGGAAGTCACTCAAAAAGATGTTCCAACAAATTTACAGCTTGGCATATACGCCCTTGCTGTTTCCCTTGCGTTTCCAGATAAAGACATTAGGGCAGAGCTGTATTATTTAAGATCTGGAAGAAGAAAAGCTCACACCTTTACTAAGGAAGATATTGAGCAGGTTAAAATTTCCCTGCTGGAAAAGATTAATCAGGTAGTTAAAGACAACTCATTCCTACCTACGTCCAATGAAAGAAACTGTACTTTCTGTGACCATTCCAAGTCAGGGGCATGTGCTACGGGGGTAGCTAGATTAAAAAGAATGGGTAAAATATAAAAGCCAGGGCATTAAGCCCTGGCTAGTATATTTGAGCTCAAAAGCTCAGTCAGAATGACTCTACTGGGTTCTCCACTGAGTCCTCAACGAGAGAGAAGTTGTTCTCGACCACAAGCTTTGTTGCTTCCTTGTGGCTGAAACCAACCTGAGAAAGTCCCTCAATGGCATTCTCGTTGATGTTCTGGCTGATGCTGTTGATGATTGTGTTTAGTGTGTTCATGGTGGTCATACTACCATTTATCTCCTTGGTTTGCAACCTGTTGGTTGGATTTTTTTTGTATTTTTATTTGTTGTAAAGTATAATATTAATAACGTCTAGTAGGCCCTGAGGTTATCATGAAGGACCCCAAAATAACAACTCCAGAAAACTTTTTTTTGGAGAGATCAAAACTAAAAAAACATCCTAATTTTTCTAAGATTAGAAACGATTATGTTGATGCGCGTATTCTAGAGGATGAAACAAAAAAAACAACCTCAACAAAAGGAAATGCATACAAAAATACAAAATCTGGCTACAGGCCTGATCTTGGTTTGAACTTAAGATCTAATTGGGAAGCTAACTTTGCAAGGATACTGAACGCGTACAAAATAAATTTTGATTTTGAACCAGTTGTATTTCCTTTTCCAATTAAAAAGGGAACAAAAGCTTACACTCCAGATTTCTACATAGAAAAATCAGCTGAATGGGTTGAGCTCAAGGGTTACCTAGACGACAAAAGTAAGATAAAGCTAAAAAGATTTAAGAGGTATTACGCAGAAGAGTTTAGCAAGCTGACATTTATTATCAGTAGATATTCTGGCGAGGCCAAAAGGTTTGCTTCCGAAATAGAAATACCAAACGTAGTTTACTACGAAGATATTAGAAATTTTTATGCAGATAAAATACCCTATTGGGAAGGAAAGTAATGGCATCCTACAAAGAACAATATTACTCCTTAAGTGAAGAGGAGATGCAAGATCTAATAGCTAAGGCTAAAAAAGGATATTCTAGCGCGCAGTACGAGCTGCTTAAAGTTTTTAATAATTTTCTTACAAAGTATGTAACAATGTTGTATTATGGAAAATATAATTTATCTGACTATGACATCAGAAGATTTACATCCTTGTTTGTCAAAGACAATTTTGTTAGATTTAACCTAATGAAAAATCAATTAAATCAAGCTGGCTATAAGCACGTAAACGAATGTCTACGACGGCATTACTTATATGGCTAAAAGGTATGGCGATGAAGAAGATGTAAGGCAGACTGTTAATATGACCTTCTTCCAGTGTATAGCCAGGTATCAAAGAAGAGATTCGGAAAAAGGTCCTATCCCATTTAGTGGATTTTTGTATAGTTATTTCTTTTATCTTTTAAAAAAGAATGTAGATACATTTTTAATTGACCAGCTTGGTAGAAAGACTTTCCCATTGCTGGCTGATGATGATAACTCAGAGGAGGATGAAGAAGCTCAGCCTGGTTTCAAAGCTCCTCCAGTAGAGTATACTATAGATCAAATGTTAGGTACTCAGGAGATCAATGAACTATGGGTTCTCGGTCAGGATTGCTATGCTCCTTATGATACGCTAACGGTGCAAGAAAGACAGCTGATTAAATGGAGATACATAGATAATATGAAGTCTTCTGAAATAGCTCAGGTAATAACAGAGCATCCTAATACAGTTAGAGATCACATATCCAAAGTGAAGATCAAGATAAAAGATGCTATAATAGAAAGCAACATGGAAGACTTGATTTCTATATTCAAACTGGAAGAGTAATGAACCTTCAATCAATAGAAAAACTTAATGATTTACTTTCGGAATTTCTTAGTCCACAAATAACTGAAATTCTCGATGCTTACGGCTCTGGATCTTCTTCGGATCAATATTTTGTTAGCATACCGGAGTCTGACTCTATTGATATGACAATGGCAGACTTAGCTTCTCTTGTCGCTAGAACGTCAAACGTTTATGGTAGAGTAACTAGGTTTGCAGGTATGGCAAGAGCATATTATAAGATCTGCGAAGGCAGATATAAGAAAGTCTATAAGTCAAATAGAACTGGCAAGAACGAGGCTGAGAGAGAAGCTAATGCTCTAGAGGCTGCTGAAGAGCAGTATACCGCAATGATTACAGCAGAATCTGTTGTGCAGCTTGCAGAGTCAATGGAAGGCGCTGCTCGTATAGCGTCAGAGTCTGCTAGAAAGCTGCTAGATAAATCTCAGTCAATGCAAATAGCTTCATACAGAGAGGAGAAGGGGTCCTATCTTGATAGTGACTTCAGCACATATTAGGCCGTGTATATAGCTCATTATAAATCAGTGTCTTCTCCTGAAGAGTTTTTCTCTACAGTAAGAGAAACTTTGGATTTTCCTACTCAAGTTGAATATAACAAAAAAAGATACTTGCTTAACGCAACTCATCAGGCATATACGACTTCTCAAATAAAAAGAATTATATCCTTTGCTCAAGAAAATAAAATTGAATATGATGTGAAGGTATGAATATAGAAGTTTTTTGCGACGGTGCCTCCAGAGGCCAGGGTCAAAAAAAATTTGGAGAAGCAGCGTGTGCGGTCGTAGTCTATAAAAATAGAAAAAAGATTGCCCAATTTGCAAGAGGTCTTGGACCTAGAACAAATAACGAAGCCGAGTATGAGGCAGTTATAGCTGCCCTGCTTATGTGCTCTATGTCAGATCTAATAGACCCAATTATTTATACTGACTCAGCTGTTGTGGCTAATCATGTAAATGGTAAATGGAAGTGCAGAAACGCAGCTTTAGTTCCCCTCCTAATGACAATACAAGATATTAAAGAGGAATATAAGTTTAGAGTTATTCAAGTTCCAAGAGCATTTGTTTGGGAACCAGATTCATTGGCTAACGAGTTTCTTGATCAACTAGAAATAAAAAAGAACGAAATACACGAAAGCATGATATAATAACAAGATGAGCAGAGTATATAATTCAAATTATCCAATTGTGGTTGGTTTAGCGGGCAAGGCTGCAACTGGTAAAACTTCCGTAGCTGAAGCTATAGCTCCCAAAGCTAGTTTTGACAAAGTTAGATCTGGCGTATGTTGGGATCACATATTTTTTGCAATGCCCCTTTATGAGTTATTGTCTAATAGAACTAAGATAGAGGGCGAAAACTCTCAGTCAAGAAAGCTTTTTGCCATTCACAAAACTTTATATGATTTATATGGAAATTCAACCTTAGGCAGTGTGCCCAACTACTATTCTTTTATAAGTTTAGTTGACAATATATATAGAGAGCCAATTGACCCATACGGGGCTAAGCCAAGATCTTTTCTTCAAAAAGCAGGAGATCTATGTAGGGCTCATGACCCCAAGTGCTTTGCTAAATGGGGAGTTAAGAAGTCTTATGAGCTACATCGAGATTACGTTAAGTCTTTAGAAGAGGAAGAAACTGCCAATCCATATTGTGTTTTAATTTCTGATGTTCGTTTTGAAAACGAGGCTGAGTCTATACTGAAACTTCCAAATAGTATGTTGATATTATTTGAAGCCTCTGATGAGGTTAGAAGAGAAAGAATCTATTCTAGAGATGGTGTATATATGACCGATGAACAGATGTCTCATAAATCAGAAAAAGAAATAGACAATTTTTCAGCATTGGCTTCTGCTATAATTGACTCTTCTTCAATGTCAGTAGAAGATCAAGCAGTCAAAACAATAACCCTAATTAAAGAAAAGTTTGGTTTAGCAAGCTATGCCTAAAATCAATAGAAGCGCACAAGAAGAGAGCTTAGGCTCACCAATAGAACAGGCGGTAAATGCAGTGGCTGGAGAAATTTCAGTATCAACAAGTCCAGTATTCATTTGTGGTGTAAATAGAAAAGTTAATATTGGCAACTTTGAAAACGTTGATATCTATGCTGGGATTACAATCCCACTTGCTGGCATAGATCCTTTAGACAGAGAGGCTTTTAACGAAGCCGTTAAAGAAGCAGCTGCTTACGGTTTCTCTTTGGTCTCAAAAGAGACCGGTGAAAGATACGTGTTAATTAAAGAGGGTCAACAAGGTAAATGATATTACTATAACCGCTTAGAAGGTCTTCTCTGGGCGGTTGTATGGATAATTACTACAGTGTAATAGTTGCTGTTATAGCTTCTTTTTCATCAGTTTTAACTTATTTTTTAACCACATCTTATCAAAAAAAAGCTTTTTCTAAAGAAAAAGAGTTAGAATTTTATAAAGTTAAAACTGAGAATCTTACCGCAGAACGAGAAATTCTTACAGCGGAGGAAAAAAACTTGCGAGAAATGTTGCGTCAGCAGCTAGAAGGGTGTAAAATAGAAAACGAAAGACTTGACAAGGAAATGGAAAACCTAAAAAGAAGGTTACTAACCGTAGAACAAGAATTAAAAGCTTGGGAGTTAGGCTTGAAAGTTCCTAAAGGTTTTGAATTAATTCAGTTAGATACAAATGAGACAGAGGTAGATTAAATGTTTAAAAAATTGGTCACAAAAATTAAGGGTCTGGTTGTTCCAGCTAGAAAAAAGCTCGACAAACAAGTAGATCAACTTTTGAATGAAGCAGAAAAGCTTGCTGAAAAGGCTGACGAAAAGATTGAAGAAATCAAAGTAGAAGCCACAGCAAAGGTTGAAGAAGTAGTCAAGGAGGTTGCAGCGGAAGCTATTGCTCCTAAGAAAAAGTCTCCTGGTAGACCCAAGGGTACTTCTACAGCTAAGAAAGCTCCTGCTAAGAAGTCTGCTCCTAAAAAGTAATATTCAATCTCATTTGTGCAAAATTCCCCCTGCCATTTGGTGGGGGGTCTTTTGTTTTAACGAATAAAATATTACTATATAGCTATGTCGTTAGCTAAGTTTCGCAAAATAACAAAGGGTAATATTAAGCCCAAAAGGAAACCCAATGGCCAAGAAGAAGACAATACGCTATCGGTTGCTTCTAAAGGAAAGAAGAAAAAGTAATGGCTATGAAAAAAAGTATTTATGTTAGCGGGCCAAGAATGGGGACCAATAACTACATGCATGGTATAGAATTGATTGACATAAATAAAATGTCAAAGAAAAAAGGAAAGAAAAATGCCCGCAAAAAAAGATCCTAGATTAGCTAGAGCACGGAGTTAGTGGCTTCAATAAACCAAAGCGAACACCAAACCACCCCAAAAAGTCTCATATCGTAGTAGCTAAAGAGGGCGGTAAGGTCAAAACAATTCGCTTTGGCCAACAAGGTGTAAGTGGTTCTCCTAAAAAAACAGGTGAATCATCTTCATACAGAAAGCGCAGAGAGTCGTTTAAGGCTCGTCATGCAAGTAATATATCTAAAGGAAAAATGTCCGCAGCCTACTGGGCTAATAGGGTAAAATGGTAAGGAGAATATTATGACGAAAAAAGAATACGGCGCAGCTAAAAAGGGTGCTAAAAAAGGTGCAGCTAAGAAGGGCGCAGGAATGACTGCAGCTCAAAAAAAGCTTCCTCCTTTCATCCAAAAAGCAATTATGAATAAGAAGAAAAAGAGTAAGTAATAATGGCAGCAAAGAAGGCTGATAAGAAGTGGATTCAGGGTGCTATTAAGCGCCCTGGTGCCTTCACAGCTAAAGCAAAGAAGGCTGGAAAGTCTGTTGCTGGAATGGTCTCAGCCGTAACAAAAAATCCTGAAAAGTACAGTCCGACTACTGTTCGTCAGGCTAATTTGGCTAAGACTCTCAGAAAAATTTCAGCTAAGAAAAAGAGGAAATAATATGGCAAAAGTAAATAGACCGACAAAGCCAGCACTATGGTCTTCGGCTAAATCACAAGCACGAGCAAAATTTGACGTATATCCTAGTGCCTACGCCAATGCATGGGCGGTCAAGAAATATAAGTCAATGGGTGGTGGTTGGAGAACGACTTCTACTTCAAAAAGCAAGAAGAAAAAATAACCATGTCTGCTCAGAAAAAAGGCTCTAAAAGAAAAAAAGAAATAGAAAATGACTTAAAAAATAAAGGTTCATTTTATAAAGACGAATATAAAAAAAACTTAAAGAAGAAGAAATAATATGGCTGGTCCAAAGGGTGTAGGTCTAACCAAATGGTTTAATCAAAAATGGGTTAACATTGGTGCGCCCAAGAAAAAAGGTAAATTTCAACCCTGCGGAACTTCTGGTGCCGGTGGCTCGGGGTACGCTAAGTGCGTCCCCGTAGCCAAGGCAAAAGCCATGAGCTCAGCTCAAAAAAAAAGTGCAGTTCAAAGAAAAAGAAAGTCTGGAACACCACAAAAAGGCATTAAGGGTCAGGCTCCAAAAAATGTTTCTACCTTTGCAAAAGGTAAAAAGAAAAAGTAAACTTAATGTCAGATGAACTAGAAAATGGTTTTAGTGGCTTCATGCCAATGATAAGCTATGTGAATATCAGTGAAGCAAATACAATGATCTCCACAGAGGGAGAACTTGTTCGAGCGCATACAGTCAACATCGTAACTAAAAACGGAGATAATTATGTTTTTAGTATGGATCCAGTTGATCTTATGCGCTTAGCTTTTTTAGTGTTTAAAGTAGCTTCACAGTAATAAAAAGGATATAATTATAGTATGAATGAGCAGATGTGGACTTGGCTATTGTTTGCCATGGAATTAATCGGGGTATATGGTAGTTACCAGGTAGGTAATAAAAAATGGTATGGACATATGGTTGTCGCCTTACACTCTTTCCCGTGGTTTATTTATTCAATAGTATTTGATAAGCCCGGATTCCTAGCAATGTGGGCTTTATGGCAGTGGGTACACTGGCGTAACATGTGGAAGTGGCGCAAAGATAATAGATAATTATGTGCAAAGTAAGTGTCATTCTAACTAGTTATAATAACCCAGTTTTTTTAGAACGAGCAATCAAATCTGTTCTCAGTCAAACGTTTGAAGATTATCAGCTAATCATTGCTGATGATAACTCTTCAAATAAAGACGTCTATGATGTAATATCTAGATATCAGAACCATAAAAAGGTTCGTTACTTTAATTCAAATATTAAAGAAGAAGATCGTTTAAAAACAGCACGATATGCTACACAAATAAATTATGCAGTTAGAGAATATGCTACTGGTAAGTATTTACTTTACTTAGCAGACGATGATTTCTATTATCCAACGATGCTTGAAAAAATGGTTGCTTTTGCAGAAGTAAATTCCTATGATGTAGTTTACTGCAAACAAGACTTTGCCGATGTAGATGGAAATGTTAGATCATTTCGCTTCCCTAACGAGATTCTTAGTCATGGAATGGATTCAGTTGACCATAATCAAGTTATGACCTCAAGAGAATCCTTTGATAAAGTAAATGGATGGGAAGACGACCCTGGATGTTGGGGCGGTGCTGATGGATACTTCTGGCAGAGATTAAACGATGCTGGATATTTATTCTATCCAATAGACACTGGAGAGCCACTACAAGCCAAGACTTATAGGGAACAGTCTGTTCAGTGGAGAATTTCCCAAGGAATGCTACCAGTTGTCCAATAAGCTTAGTATAATAGTTTGCAATCATAAGAGTCTAGATAGAGAGCCACTTAAACATCCTTATATGGATGTTTGTAATATTGATAAAGATATCAGGCCTGATGGTTACTTGTATTATGATTCAGATGCTGACATAAATATATCTCAATTTAACAACCAGTACTGTGAGTTAAGTCAGCTATATTCTTTTTGGACATCTAATAGATTCTCAGAATATTTTGGATTGTGCCACTACAGAAGGTTTTTTTTGTTTGAAGAAAGAACAGATTCTTCAGTTGAAATAAATTATGAATTGTATAAAGATTACATATACAATACAAGCTTTCTAGAGAACTTAGACTATGATCTTATAGTTCCTAATCCGATTAACCTTGGTAGTCATTCTATATTTAGTCAATTTGAATCAATACATCCAAATCTCGTTTCAATTTTTGAAAACACATGTAAAATTTTTGATAAAAATTCAGGATTTGATGACAGCTTTTTATGGTTTAAAAACAATAACTTATTAACACCATGCAATATGTTCATTGCAAAAAAACAAATTGTAGAAGATTGGTGTTGGAAATTGTTCCCTACATTGTTTGAAGTGCAAAATAATATTAGCGTAAAATTAGAAGGCTATGATTTACGATGGGCTGGATTTATATCAGAAAGACTTTTTAGTCTTTATATTGAAAACTTTGTGAACAAAAATAATATAAAAAGATATCCAATTTTATTTTTAAGGTAGAAATGAAAGAACAAATACAGCTAACTAAAAAACTATTTAAATATTTTTCTGATGAATTTAAAACTGATCAGAATTTTATGGAAAATTTCTTGATCCCACACTTAGGATTAAATGATGAATTCCTCCACGAGCAACCCATTGAACTGTCAACTTATTATGGACATGGATTGGGGCTTAAAATCTGGCAGTATCCGCATCAAATAAGTAAGTATTTAATTTTATTAAATAAATATTCTAAGTTAATAAAGTCATATGCTGAGATAGGATGCAGAAATGGCGGAACCTTTATACTACATTGCGAGTATTTAAATCACCTATCTAAAGCGTTTGCAATAGACATAATAGAAGAAACAAATACCCTAAAAGAGTATAGAAGTCAAACGGATTATGTTCAATATATGCAGGCTAATTCGCAGTCAGATTCTTTTAAAGATTTTATTAGTTTAAATAAGTTTGATTTAATATTTATTGATGGAGATCATTCTTATGACGGAGTGAAATCCGATGCAGAGGCAACGAGAGAGTCCTGTAATATACAGGTTTTTCACGATATAGTTAACAATGCATGTCCTGGAGTAGGACAGTATTGGGGGGAGTTAAAATTAAATTATAATGACACATATGATTTTTACGAGTTTACGGATCAATATGATTCTGTAGATGGCACGTTTTTGGGTATAGGCGTTGCCATCAGAAAAAAGTGGATTACTATATAAATATCTTAAGATATAATTTAAAAGGAGAAAAAAAAATGCCTAGAGCATACACAGGTAATAAAGACGGTTTAAGCAAAGAAGGCGCAAAACCAGGCACAGTAAAACTTGTTGAGTTTTGCAAAAAGCGTTGGGGATTTAGTAATCTTGGAATTTTTGTCAATCGCTCTATGAATAACCCTAAGGCTACAAAGGGTGATCCCAAGTGGTTGTCTGTCCACGCAACCGGTAGAGCTTGTGACATCGGATACACAGATCGCAAGAAAGCTGTTGAAGCATGGGATTGGTTTATGAAGTATACCAAGGAGCTGGGAATTGAAGAGCTCCATGACTACGCATACGACTCAAACGTCAATGATAAGAAGCCGGGCTGGGGTCGCGGATATCGCTGCAGTCGCGGTGAGGGCGAAAAAGGCGTAAAGATTTATGACGCCACAAATAACGCTGGCTCACAAGGTGGCAAGTGGCTGCACATAGAACTTTCTCCAGAGATGGCAGCAGACGCCGCTAAGTTTGAAGCTGCATGGAGAGCACTTCCTAAGCCTGGTAAAGCCTAAGTTTGGCTTTGGAAGTATTGATTTTTATGGTAAAGCTTATTATTGCTTTGTCATTAGGATTAATTCTTTTTCCTATTGTCTTAGTTAGAGTATTAGAATGTTTCTTTAGAGAATCTGATTTTGATGAGAAAATTGACTAAGTAACTGGTATAATATACTTCTTGCAACGGAGGCCGGTGCTAAGCCCCAGTGGATTTGTTTCCACTGGGGCTTTCCCCTTTCTGTATAGCAACATATTTTAGTTAGCGCATTACTATAAAACATAACTACCTGGAGGGGCAAAAATGCGCATCAAACCACGAAAAGGTTCTTGGATTCTTGGCGTACTCTTTTTAGTTAGTGTTATTTTTTCTAATTTTTCTGCTTCTGCCCAATCCGAACCAGGCCTTAATGTAACGGTTTACAATAACTTTGGCTACAACGCTTCGCCCCCACTACCTACGGTCAGCGGTCGTCCGGTTGTTGGAACCACGACCCTCGCTCAAATTAATCAAAACTTTGACAGTGCACCGCTGTTCAATATGTATGAAGACTTTATTGTTAAATATGAAGGCTACATAACCCTGCCCGTGACAGGCTCGTTCAGATTTCTACCCAGCGCAGATGACGGAACCAAACTCTATATAGACAATGTTTTAATAGACGACAACTGGATTGACAAGGGCGGCGGGGGCAACCCGTCACAGTACGTTTCTTTTAGCGCTGGAGTTTCCAAGCCAATTACATATTGGTATTACGAAAATGGTGGCGGAGCGAATACAACCCTCTACTGGGATATAGGTTCGGGATGGGAGATAGTCCCCGCGTCTGCTTTTACAAAGACAGTTGTTGTGCCAACCACGACTACCACAAGTACTACAACTACAACAATAGCACCATACTTTAACTCTGTTCAAAATCTAACAGCAGTAGCAGACGACGATGGGAATGTTGTTTTAGACTGGGATGCTCCAACGCTAAGCAATACTGCCCCATATATGTACAACATTTTGTTTTATGACCTCGTTGATGAAGAGGAAACTAGCGGTTGGGGAGTGTGGACATACGCCGCAAACACTTCATACAGCCTCGGTCCATGGATGTGGCCCGGCACAACTGGATACGGACCAGTGAGGTTCAAGATTCAAGCAGGGACAGCCCCATGTGTCGGAGAGGGTCAGGGGTCTTGTTTGTACGGACCCCAGGCAACTGTTGATGTCGTAGTGATTGACCCAACTCCCCCTACTACTACTACTACTACTACTACGACCACTACAACGACCACTACAACCACTACTACTACCACCACTACCACTACTACTACCGTTCCAGAAACGACAACCACCACTGAACCAAAACCAGAGCCAACTGTTCCTGAGACAACCACCACAGTCCCAGAGTCGCCATCTACTGGAACCACCACTACAACTGAACCTGAAATAACAACAACTACAGAGCCAGAACAAGAACCAGATACAACTACAACAACTGATGTTCAACCAGAACCTACTCCAGATCCAGATCCAGAACCCGATCCAGAAACGCCAGAGGGTGAAACGCCTCAAGTCACTGCCGATAATTTAGATGAAGTTTTAAATGGAGAAATTACACCAGAGGTCGTTGATGCTGTCTTGGACGGAATTACATCTGGCGATATTGAGATTACTAATGAAATAGCCGATCAACTGGTAGACGTTTTAACTAGCGGAGATGCAACAGCAAAGCAAGTAGTTGAGTTGATTGATGCTCTTATTGAAGCAGATAGTTTAGATCCAGAAATAGCTACCGAACTTGCTACCTCACCAGAAGTTTTAGAGTCTGTTACCGCTGAACAAGCAGCTGAAATCTTTGATGCAATTGATACATCAGAAATAACAGATGAACAAAAGTCTGAAATTATAGACGCTGTTCAAGATGCTCCACAAGAAGTTAAGGAATCTTTTGAAGAAGAGATTAATATCTATGCGGATGGATTTGATGATTATGTTCCAGTCGGTTCGGTAATTGATGTCGGAACTAGAAGAAGTCTTATAGCTGCAACTACAGTTCTTTCGACTCTAACAGTTGGAGCAGCAGCATCGGGTGGATCTGGTGGTCCTTCTTCTCGTGGACCTTCACCATCTGGAGGAGGAGGATCTAGTGGCCCAGATCCAAACACAGCTGCTAGAAAAGAAGATGAGCCAGAAGAAGAGGAAGAAGAAGCCGCTGAGATAGAAGGCCCAGAAGTGGACGAAGAAGAAAATACCTTTACTAGAAATAGTATATTTAAATATCAGGAGGGAACAATGAAAAGAACTTTTAACCCTTGGGGTTTTGTTAAAAAGTTCGCAAAAGAAACTGCTGCATTAGCTTTTACTATATCAGGTACAGTAATTGTTTTTGCAACCCTTTCTGGAGACACAAGAAAAATTACATTAATAGCAACAAGCTGTGCATTTGCGGTCCACTATATAAACGCAATGCTACAAAATGATGAATGAGGAAAACAAATTGAAAAAAATAGGTTTAGTCTTAGTATTTTTAGGAATACTTCTTGGAACTAATGTTGTATCTTTTGATAGATCAAATAAACAATTTATAATTGCTGGGACTCCAGCTTTAGCAAACACGGGTGGACGGCCCAATTGTTCTTGATGGCATGGACCCTGTCTGCCATGCCGGAATGGGCGAAAATACAGACCAGTACATAGCAAAAGTTGTTAAGAGTGTTTACGACCAGTCAACAATGCCTAGCAATAATGGAAAGATTGCCATCCTTGGTATTGCTAGTGCAACAACTGCTGGTGGATGCGGTGATAACTGGACAACACTGCTTAATACAAAGTTTCTTACTCAATTCGGAACTCTTGCTTCTGGCCTACAACCAGAAGTTCAATTTATAACTACGTCTTCTGAACTAACTACATTCTTCTCAACTGGCATAACAGCAACACCACCAAGAATGTTATGGATACCAGACGACTGGGGCAGAGCTGGTGCAATCAATGCATTGTTCACCAGCAATGCAGAAAAAATTGCTGACTTTGTTAACTCTGGCGGTGGTCTTTTCGCAAACTACAACCCGTATGGTTGGTTAACAGCTCTTCTTCCAAGCGCAGTTTTTAACGACGGTGGCTGCAATGGTGGACCAGATGCAACGGCTGATGGGACTGCAGATTTCGGTTTAACCAACACAATGGTTGCTGCATGTTGGCATGGGTATTTCACGGGTAATGTTGGAACACTAAAAACTCTTGTTGATTATCCATATCCAACTGGCAGCACTCGTAAGGCGGTATCAATAGGTGGAGGAAGTGTCAGTCTTCCAAGCTCTTTTACTCTGGCTATTAGTCCTACAAACCCAGCAGCCGGAACACCACTCACAATCACGGCAACAGCCCAAACAATTGCCGGAGTCCCACAAGCCGGAGTAGTTGTCAGCATGACCGTCAGCAGTGGGCCAGATGCCGGCCAGACATTTACTGCAACAACCGACTCTCTCGGCATTGCAACAATAACAGTAAATACTTCCTCGATTGGAACAAATGTTTATACGGCCACAGCAACAGTTAATGGAGTATCAAAAACTGTTTCCGCAACAGTTACATGGAGTCCTCCCCCGACGACAACTACTAGTTCCACAACTACTACAGAGCCTGCCCCAACTACTACTGAAGCTCCAACTACAACAGTAGCACCTACAACCACAGTTGCACCAACTACAACCGTAGAGACTACTACAACTGTTGCTCCGACTACTACAAATGCTCCAATTTTAACTATAGCACCAGTAGTCACAAGTATTGCGCCTACGACCACTGAATCAGTTGTTGTGGTTCCAGAAACAATAGCCCCAACTACTACAGTGCATGATCACAGCTCCCACAGCCATGGACCTCTGCCAAAAACCGGGAGTAGCATTTTTGCCTGGGCTTTAATAGCTATTGGATTGGTACTATTTGGAATATCGGTTCTTAAAGTTAAAAAATAAAGGATTATAGTTAAAAGAAACAAGAATAAGAATAATTCATTACTATAGGAGGGAAAGTGAAAACAATTATTAATATTTTGTTAAGGATCATAGCAACTTTTGCTGCATCGGGATTAAGTGTCATAGGTGCCGGTGCCATAGCCGGAGTTCCTCTATGGAAGGCTTGTTTCATGGCGCGGAATGGCAGGAGTTGCGACCGTAGTAGAAGGCTTGTCAAGAGCTTTCTTGGATGACGGTAAATTATCCACATCAGAAATTAATCAGGTTTTTAATAGAGTCGACAAGAAGGCTTCTAAACCAGAATAAGGATTAGTTAATGTCATTACCAGTACCTCCTAATATAACACAGGGTCAAATTGCTTTAGACCCTGTAAATGGCGTTGTCTACTATAAAGATGACAATGGCGATCTTGTAGCCACTACATGGTCTTGGCTAAGAGATGATATAGCCAATATAAGTACTGATGATGAAGTTTTAATTGACGCAGACTTAACCGTAGCTGGCGACTTAATTATACAGGGCGATACAGTTAGCCTTAATGTAGCTCAAGTATTAATAGAAGATAATATTCTTGTTTTAAATTCTAATTACACTGAGGCCCCAGTTCTAAATGCTGGTATAGAAGTTGAAAGAGGCTCAGAACCTAATGTATTAATTAGGTGGAATGAGCTTGACAATAAATGGCAATTTACAAATGACGGAACAACGTATCTTGATTTAAATTCAATTATAGAGAACTCTGTCACATTAGGGCTTCATACGGTAGGTGAATACGTTAAGAATATCACTGCGGGTACTGGGGTATCTGTCACAATGCCTTCAGGAGAAGGCGCAACTCCTACTATTTCTATTGGTCAAGATGTATCCACTGAAGCTACACCAAATTTTGCTAGGGTTATAGCCCCACTCACTGGTAATGTAACTGGAAACGTTACAGGTAACTTAACTGGAAATGTAACGGGAACTGTTTCCAGCCTATCTAATCACTCAATTGATAATCTATCTGATGTTGCAATAACAGGCGCTGCTGATGGTGATTTTTTAAGATATAACGGCGCAAATTGGATTAACGATCCAGTTAACCTTACAACCGATACTGTTGGAGATTATGTAGCCAAGCTGGCCTCTGGCACTGGAATTACTATAACAAACAATTCTGGAGAAGGTGCCACACCAAATATTTCAATTGATTCCACTGTTGTAACGACTGCAGATACTGGCACGGTTACTTCAACAATGATTGCCAATGGAACGATTGTTAATGCCGACATCGATGCTTCTGCTGCTATTGACAAGACAAAGATTTCAGGAACTGCAATAACCGCTGCAGACACAAGCACAGTTACAAATACTATGCTGGCTGGTTCAATAGCTTTAACTAAACTTTTATCTGACACAACAACAGCACTTGGCTTAGGAACTATTGAGCTTGGTCACGCTACCGATACCACAATTGCTCGTTCTGCAGCTGGAGTTATTACTGTTGAAGGAGTAGAAGTTGTTACTATATCAAGCTCTCAAACTTTAACCAATAAAACTATTTCTGCTGGATCAAACACAATTAGTGATTTAACAAACTCTAATCTTTCTGGAACAGCTGGTATAACTAATGCTAATTTAGCTAATAGTTCTATCACAATTAATGGACAAAGTATTTCTTTAGGTAGTTCTGCTACAATAACAGCAGCAGCTGAAACATTAACTGGAACCACATTAAATTCTACAGTAGTTGGATCCAGCCTCACTTCTGTGGGGACATTATCTAGCTTAACGGTTTCTGGCAATATAACAGCTTCTGGATTGATTCTTGATGGAATAGAAATAGATGCAGCTACACCATCTGATACAAACGTACTTAAATATAGTTCCGCTTTAAACAAATATATTCCAGGTGTTGCTTCTACTGTTGCAGCTCTTGATGATTTAACAGACGTAGTCATAACATCAGCGACTCCAAATCAAGTACTTAAATATGATGGATATAACTGGGTAAATGCAGTTAGCCCATCATCCGTAGAGGGAACCACTTATTTTTCCACCATAGGAAATGGTACGGATTCTACTTTTACAATTACACATGGTTTATCAACCAGAGATGTTGTAGTTTCTTTTACCGAAACTAGTTCTCCTTATGCAAGCTTTAGTACTTTATGGGAAGCCACTACCTTAAATGCTATTACTGTTTACTTTGAAACGCCACCCGCATCAAATGCAGTAAGAGTAAGTATATATGCAGCAGTTAGTGGAGTGGCAATAACTACTGATCTTGATTCTTTAACAGACGTTTCTTTAGGTAGTTTGGCCAATGGAGACTTTTTAATATATAATGGATCAGCTTGGATTAATAATCCAGCAACGATTCAACTGACTGGACATGTGACGGGTTCAGCCTCGTTCGATGGTTCAGCCAACGCATCAATTACCACAACAATTGCTGCCAACTCTGTTACCCTTGGCACAGATACCACTGGCGACTATGTAGCATCTCTTGTTGCTGGGACTGGTGTCAGCCTTTCCAATAACTCTGGTGAAGGCGCAACGCCGACAGTTGCTATTGGTCAGGCCGTTGGAACTGCAGATAATCCTACTTTTGCAGGAGCAACTCTCGGCAATCTAAGATTTGGCGTTACTACTAACAATAGAATTGACACAATTAGTGGTGGTATAGATATATACCCAGCAAGCAAGGTTTCTGCGGGTACCACCGTTGGAGATGACGTTAATATCTATGCTGGCGAAGCAAACAGTGACGATGGGTTTGGCACAACGCAAGGTGGCACTCTTTATCTTAATGGGGGGTGGGGGGCTGACAGTTCGACATCAAATGAAGGCGGTAACGTTGTTATTAATGCCGGTCGAGCCTTTGGTCCGGGGGCAATAACAAACGCTGACGGAGACATTTATATCGGCGATCTCTACGCTGAAACGGTGTACATTTCACGACCTAATAAAGCAACCACCGTCAATGGAAACTTGACCGTTTCTGGTGATACTAACGTAGGAAATCTTTTCGTTAACTCAGTGAAAATAGATCCATCAGGTGCTTCCGTTGGCCAATCTTTAATTTATAGTGGCGGTAACTTTATACCAGGTTCACCATCAACAAATACTAGAGATGTTGAAATAAGAATAGCAATGAATGTTGAATAATCTTGAGGGATTATTTTTGAATAGAAAGGAATGGTCGAGGCCATGCCAAATTTTTATAACTTATTAAGAGCAAGAAAATTTTCAACAGCAGCTGATACAGCTGTTGAAATTGCACCATCCAGTAGTGCTACTCCAAACTTTGTAATTGAAGCTGGAGGTAAACTTAAATGGTCTTCTGGTTCAGCTACTGCGGATACAAATTTATACAGAGCAGCATCTAATGTTTTAAAGACTGACGACAGTTTTGATATTGCATCTGGTCAAACTTATAAGGTTGATGGGGCAGATGTCCTAACGGCAACGACGCTTGGTTCTACTGTTGTTAATTCATCTTTGACGTCTGTTGGCAGTCTAACTTCACTAACTGCAGCAACGCCTAGTTTTAGCGGACCATTTAGCTCTTCTGATATATCCACTTTTACAAATACAATTTCCCTTCAACAATCTTTAGAAAAAACAAATCCAATAGGAAATATAACTGGTACTGTAGCAATAAACCTTTTAACAGCAGGTGTTCATTCGGGCACTGGAACTGGTGCTTTTACTTTTAATTTTACGGGAACCAGTCCTGACACAACGTTAAACTCCATTATGTCCAATAATCAGTCTATTACCTCTGTGGTTATAGTGACTAATACTACTGCCTATACTCTTGCGGCAATTCAGGTTGATGGAACAACCTCTGGAGTAACAACTAGATGGTTTGGTGGATCTGGAATTCCGGCAGGCAATGCCAACTCTACAGACATTTATACAGTATCTATAATAAAAACAGATTCCGCAACGTTTACTGTATATGCTAGCCAATCTAAATTTGCGTAGGTAGTTTATGCCATTTCTGGGTGGATTGGGACAAGGTAAAATTGGCAGAGGTTTTTTTGCGTCGGGTACGATACCTGATGCCCCTACAATTACTTCTTCTTATGCCGGAAATGGCCAGTTAACAATTTCTTTTACTGCTCCCGCTTTTAATGGTGGATTGGCAATAACTAAATATCAGTATTCATTGGATGGATCGAACTGGAGCGACACTGATGCTGGCATTACTTCACCTAGAACTATTAGTGGACTGTCTAACGGTACAGACTATACGGTAAGGTTAAGGGCAGTTAATTCTTTGGGGCGGAGGAAAAACCTCCAACGCATATAATGATGCAGCCGGACTAACAACTAAGCCTTATACTACTCCTGCAGCACCCACAATTACTGGATCTACACCTGGCGATGGTCAATTGTCTCTAGCTTTTACTGCCGGATCGGACAACGGTAGAGCTATAACTAAATATCAATACTCTACAGATGGCATTAATTGGTCAGATACAGATGCGGGAACTACTTCGCCAAGAGTTGCATCGGGACTATCTAATGGCACTAATTATACAATGAGACTTAGGGCGGTCAATGTTGCCGGCTCAGGTACATCTTCAGCGACATTTAACGCAACCTCAACAACTCCATATGGAGCCCCAACTGCAACAACCAATAGTGGTTCCGATACAACATCTACGCCATCAGCTCCAACTACAAATGCCCCTACAAACGTAGAGTCTTTTGGTACGTTAAAAGACGTTTCTTATACAACTGCGGGTACAGGTACTTGGACCAATCCATACAAGACTGGGGCCACAAATGGAACCGGCACAATGAACGGCTCTGCTGGAACTACAAGTTTTATATGGGGTACATCATCTGGTTCGTATCCAAATGAAATTGGAGCAACTAGCAACGCATATGCCGGTACTGGATGGGCTCGCGGAACTTCCATATTCTATAAAGCAAAAATAACAAATACAAGTTGTGCTTTGCAGTTTAATGGAACAGTAAACGCTAATGGAAATAGCACAACTGTCACTTTTGAATATGGAACATCGCCTGGTGGGTATCCAAGCTCCGTTTCTGCCGGAACAGTGACCGGAGCATCAAATACTGCAGTTTCAGCTAACCTATCTAGTCTCGGAGCAGGAACTTACTATTTCCGAGTCAAGGCTGTAAACGCTGCAGGCACAACCTATGGTTCGCAGCAACAGGTCACTATTTCTGCCAAGTCATCAATTGCTTCAACAGAACAGTCGTTCACGCCTCCATCGGTTACGACTATATATGAAATAGCTATCATTGGAGGTGGTGGAGCTGGTGGTTATTCTTCTGGAGGTGGAGGTGGACAACTTAAGTCCTATGCTTCTGCAGTAATAAACTCCGCAGACCAAAACCTTTCTTATACTGTAGGCACAGGAGGGGGCTATAATAGCAACGGAGAGACGAATGACGGAACCAGGTCTAACTCTCGGTAATGCTTCAAGTTTAACGGGGACTAGTTCAACACTATCTGCTCCTGGTGGAGGACGGTGGACAGTCATCATTCCCCAATACTGGAGCTAGGACAGAAGACGGCGGAGTATCTGCTGACAATGTTAATATATGGTTAGGCGGTATTGGATTTTACGACATGAGCGGGAAGACTATAATTAATGCTGGAGGAGGTGGCGCAGGTGCTGGTGGAGCTGGAGGTAATGGAAGTCCGGGATCTGGTACCTATGTTGGAGGTGCTCCCGGACCTGCAGCATCAGCGTACTTATTGTCTAGTGTTGGCGGTGGTGGACAAGGGCATGGCACTAACGGCAGAGCAGGTACTGCGCATTCTGGTACTATGATAGGTAAAGGTGGAGACGGAGAAGATCCAAATAATTTTGTTCTCAATCCTGGGTATGGGGGTAATGACGGAGCAGTTACATTCAAGTATTACGGACCAGCATAAGGTAGGGATTTAAATGTTAATTAAAGAATTTAATAAAGATATAGTTAATAATTTTTATGGATATTTTGTCTTACAACATATTGGTAAAAATTCTGATGAAATAAATATTTTTGTAAAAAAATTAAATGAAAATAAAATTTATGAAGATAAATTCAATGCATTCAGACTACCTGATTTAAATATTTTAATATGCTTTCAGTCAAATCTAGATCTTTTGTCGTTCAATAATCTGGTGGCAACTGATGGAGAAAGTGAAGAAATAATCAATCTCCAAGTTTTTGAAAGAATTAGAAGGTATTACGACATGCCTAAGAACAATAAGGTCGGAGGATTTTTATTTTATAATTCTATTCCAGTATGGGACCCTATTAGATGTCATAATGAAAAATACGGACCAGAAACATTTTCTAAAAATAACGAAGAACCGATTCCGTTAATTAACTATGCGGAAGATCTTTATATATATGAACCAATTTTATCCATTAATTCCGTAGGACACATGCTATACGCTCATTCAGCTGCTGACGAAGAATGGCTAATGAACGAAGATCCATTTCCAAGAATGGCTAGAACGCTACAGGAAAATCTAAAGCAGATTGTAGAATGGGGTGACGTTAATAATAATCCATGGAATAATAATGAAGAAATTTCCCTTAAGGCTGTTCAATTTATGGACATGCTAAAGTTTAGTGAAGAATTTAAATCTCACATCAGAAATACTCAACCTAACATGCAGGTATTTAAATATCTAAATGGTGATCCCAATGCTAGAGTTAGGCCAGAAAACACTGGAGATTTAACGCAAGAAATAAAAACAGAGATATTAAAAAGAGTGTCTCATTGTTCTTTATCTAATATTTTAAGAATATTTAATGTGCAAATACCTGAGGACGAAATGCTATACATTAAAGAAAAGGAAATAGAACTTGTACAGAAAGTTCAAAGCAATTTATTAAAATCCACAGATAATACCATAGAAAAGATAAATGATTCAAACATAGATTATGTAAAAAATGTGTTAAAGCAAAATTTACCAGAAAGTTATGGATTATTTAATATTTTTGCAGAGGTTTATTCAAACCACATGTCTATCTTGGAAGAAATTATTTAATTAACCGTTGGGGAACAGTGTGGATGCTTTATGAAAATAAAAGTAAAGCTAAAAAAAGCTACTTGCCCACTTCAAAAGTGGTAAACAGTTTATTTTATACCAGTTATTTCACAAGATCTATTTATTATCTTACCATCATCGCTTAGTGGATCTATTCCTGGATAAGGCAGTGTATCGCCTACAGATTCAGCCTTTATATCTTCAAAAGCAA